AGTGTATTGAATGCTTTAAACCAAATTGCTTCTGATAGTGTAAATGATGTAGAAAATGTTATAAAAAGTTTATTAGTAATTATAAATTCTGAATTAGATGATAATGTAACATCACAAGCAAAGAAAAATAGAATACTTGAATTATTAGGAGCACCACGGACAAAATGTTGATGCAAAATTCTTATATCAACAAATAGATAGTATGGGAATAAATAATTTAAGAGAATATTTAGAAGAAGCTTACAAAACCATTATAGGAATTCCAGATAGAAAGACAAGAGGTGGAGGCGGTGGAGATACTGGAGATGCCGTAAAATTAAGAGATGGTTGGGCAGACATAGAAATTGTTGCAAGAATAAAAGAAAGTTATTTTAAAATAGCAAAGAAAAAGCAAATTGCGGTTGCTATAAAAATATTACAATTATTAGGAATGGCAAAAATAGACTTTAAAACAATTGATTTAGATGTAAAATTTACTAGAAATAAAAATGATAATTTACAAACTAAAGCACAATCATTTAGTACATTGCATGGAACAAAAACATTAGACCCAGCAGATGCTTTAGAAATATGTGATATGACAACAGATGTAGTTGAAGTAATAGATAGAGGTAAAAAATACTGGCAAGATGTAGCAGAACAAAATTTAGAATTACAGAAAAAAACGCAAGAAGTATTACAATCAAATAATAATCAAAATCAAAATCAAAATAAAAATAAAGTAAAAGAAAATACAGGATATAAAAGCACAACATATAATAACAATATGAATAAAATTAGTGAAAAACATAATAAAAAAGAAGAAAAATAGATATTAACAGCGAAAGCTGAAAATATAAATTGCCAGTTCTACAATGGCTATATTTGTAGATAGACCTTGCCCAGAGAAGGGCTATAATCACGGTTGAAAAGAAAGGAGTACCATTATGGAAGAAATGTTAAAACAGATTATGGGAGATGCTTATAAAGAAGATATGACACAAGAAGAAATCCAAGCATTTTTTAAAAACCAAGTTTTAGGAGATGGAAAATATGTAAACAAAGAAATGGCAGAAGCAGAGAAGAAAAAACTTCAAGATGCTTTAGAAGCCAAAAATCTTGAATTACAAAACAAAATGACAGATGATGAAAAGAAAGCAGCTGCTGACCAAGCTTTAAAGGACCAATTAGAAGAATTAAAAAAACAACTTCTTGAGGGGAAAATTAATAATAGTGAATATAAAGCTATAAGTATTACTGCAAAAGCAAGATTAAATACTGGAATAGCAGATAATGACAAAGAATTTGGGGAATTTATAAATTCGATTTCATCAGAAGATGAAGTAAAAACTTCTAAAATTGCTAATTATATTAATACCCTTGTTGAAAAAGCTTATGAAAAAGGTAAAGCTGATATTACAAAAAACAAACTTGGAGATATGGGAAACTTTAATTCTGGAGATGGCAATGGAGATAATGGCAAAACAGAAGCAGAGGAAAGAGCAGAAAGATTAGCAAAAGCTAATACAAGTGTTAAAAAAGAAAATAGTTATTTTAAATAAGGAGGTAATTTAACATGGCAAACATGGTAGTTAAAACAAAATATCCAAAAAATCCAAAACAAATTATGTTAGCAGATAGCCAAATGGTTTCTTTTGGAGTAATCATAGGAAATGAAGGAGTTACAGCTGATAGCAATGGAAAGAAAATATTAAAAGCAGGAACTCCAATCACAGGAGATATTGAAGCAAGAAATACAGCTTTTAAAAAAGCAACTTCAACAACATCTGGAGAACCAGCAGCAACAACTTCTAATGCGGTAGGTATATTATTACATGATGTTGATGTAACAGCTGGAAATGAAAACGGTACAATCGTTTTATTTGGATTTGTTGATTTAGACAAATTAGACGCTGAAACTTTTAAACTAATAACAGCAGATGTAAAAACTGCACTATCAGGAAAAGTTACATTTTTAACTGGTAGTGGTAAAAAAAGAACTGAATAATAAAGGAGGAAAATAAAAATGGAAGGAAATACTATATTTGATTATTTCACAGCTAAAGCTCTTGCTGCATACTACAATACAACAATAGCTGATAAAAATATGCAACCATTTTTGGGAGATGAATTATTCCCAGCTAGAAAGAAAATGGGATTAAATTTAAAATGGATTAAAGGAGCAAAAGGTTTGTCAACATCTTTAAGTCTTTCTGCTTTTGATGCTAAATCAACTAAAAAAGATAGAATTGGATTTGAAGCAGTACAAACAAAAATGCCATTCTTTAAAAATGATATGCTTATTGATGAAGAATTAAGACAAGAATTATTAATTGCTATTGAAGCAGGAAATGCTGATTATGTTGATACAATTTTAAGAAATATTTTTGATGATACTATTACATTATTAGATGCAGCAGCAGTAACAAGAGAAAGAATGAGAATGCAATTACTTTCTACTGGTACAGTTGTTTTAGCAAATAATGGTCAAGAATATTCTTATGATTATGGTTTGGAAAGCAACCAAAAATACACACCAACAAAATTATGGAGTGACCCAACTTCTAGTCCTTTAGATGACATAACTGCTATGCAAGATGTTATTGAAAACAAAGGATTTGCAAGACCAAGAAGAGCAGTTACTTCAAGAAAAGTATTAAGAATGTTGATGAAAAATGAAGGAATAAAAGAAGCGATCTATGTTATGAGTAACGGAAAAGTTACTTTAACAGAAGAGAATGTTAGAAATTATTTCAGAGAAAATGCTAACATTGATATAGCTGTATATGATAAAAGCTATTTAGATGAAAGCGGTAAAGCTCAAAGATATTTACCAGAAGATTTATTTATTATGATACCAGAAGGCGACTTAGGAAATACTTGGTTTGGTACTACACCAGAAGAAGCAGACCTAAGAAGCGGCGCTACTGATGCAGAAGTTGTAATTGTTGATACAGGTGTTGCTATCACAACTACAAAAACAACAGACCCAGTTTCAGTTGATACAAAAGTATCACAAGTAGTTTTACCATCATTTGAAGCTGCTGACCAAATAATTATAGGAAATGTAGCCTAGAAAGGAATGAAGTAAATGATTACTATAAAAAAAGAAAATCATACTTTACAAGTTTCTAAAAATACTTATGAAACAATGTTTAAAATAATGGGATATACTATCGTTGATGAAAAAGAAGAAGCTAAAAAAGAAGCTTCTTCTACCAACGATAATATTCAAGCATCAGACATTGAAAAAAATACGATTATAGATGCCCATAAAACAAGTCAGGATAAAGAATTAGACGATTTTTTAGACAACATAAGTAATTTGCCAGACGATGATAAAAAAGAGCCTGAATTAAATCCTGATGAAAATAAAGAAGCATCTAATAACAAAAGTAAAGATGATGATGAAAAAAAAAATAATAGTTTAGAAAACATACTTGGTATGTTATCTAATAATATTAAAGATGAAGATAAAAAGAAAAATAATAGGCAATCTAAAAATAAGGAGGAAAAATAAATGATTTATGTAATTAATGGAAAACCTTATGTAAAAGTTGCCAACTATTACAAAGAAGTTTCTGTTGAAAAAAAAGGAAATGAATATTCTGTTAAGCCAGTCGGCGGAAGAGAAACCAGAATTGAAAATCCAAAAAGCAATGAAGTTACAGAAGTTTCAGTTTCAGATTTTTATGATAAAAATAAATTTTCTTCTGGAAAAGGCTCTAGCAAAAGTTTAGAAATGAATATGGACAAAATTATTGATATTAATTAAAAGAGGTGGTGGATATGATGACTTTTGAAGAATATAAAAATACAGAAGAAGCTTCTTCTTTATTAGAAAAATTAAAAAGACAGCTAAAAAATAGAGGATTTAATATTTCTAATTTAAATGATAATGATTTATATGATGAAATAGAGAATGCTATTGAAGCTGTTAATGACAGAAGGCATTTCATATCAACTGACCAAAAATTATTTGAAGATAAATATAGAGGAATTGTTGTTAGACTTGCTATATGTTCTTTTGCAAAAATGGGAGCAGAGGGTCAACTCGCACATTCTGAAAATGGAGTTTCTAGGACTTATGCTGGAGCTTCTGAATTCCCTAATGATATTTTAAAAGAAATTGTACCATTAGGGAGGATTAGAGAGCTATGATTTGTATGAAAAGAAACAAAAGACCCTTTTACTTGTGTAAAAAAATTCCTAACACAACTAAATTTGACAGACCAATTCCATGCAATCTTAATTATCAACCAACTAATAGTGTTGGAGAAAGATTAACTTTAGGCGAAGATTATTATATGTATTTAAAAATAAAATGCACACCAAAAGAAGCATCTTTATTTAAAAATGGAGATAAGTGCTATATATATGTTTTACCACCAAAAGAATATGATGAGTTATGTAAAGGTGCTGATTATATTGTTGATGGTAATCCAGCAAATACATTAAATCAATCTGAAATTAAGTTAAGAAAGTTAAGTGGTCAAAAATGAAAAGTATAAAAGTTCCATTATCTAACCAAGGTTTAAATGATTTATTACAAAAAATAAATAATTTAAAAGATAATTTGAACCAAGCTACTAATGATATCAAAAACGAATTAGCAGATTATGCTAGAAGTGAAATTGATAATAATTTGTCTGCTACTCAATTTAAAGATGGTAATGATGATGTATCTACTTTCAAGGAAAATCACGATAATAAGATAAAAGTTGGAATGAGAGGAAGTCAAGTTTTGTATGATGAATTTGGAACAGGTACACAAGGAGAAATGAGCCCACACCCATATAAAAGTCAATACCCATTGGCAGGATATAATACTGGTAGAAAAATAAGAAGAGCTAGTGTTAAAGTTAATGAAAATACAGGAATTCCAATAGGAACAAAATATTGGACTTATAAAAATAAAGATGGAGAAACTGTATATACAACTGGTATTCCTGCTGGGAAACAGGTATTTAATGCTGCGATGTCTTTAAGAAATAGAAAAAGTCAAATAATTAAGCAGAAAGTGAGTGATGTCTTATCGAAACTTTAATTCCACAATTAAAAAAAGACATAAAAGAAGAATTTAAAAAACCAATAGAATATGAAGATGTGATAAAACAAACTACTTTGACCTTAACTGACTTTCAAAACACAACGGTAAAAGGTGCTTATGATACAGTTCCTGAAATAAATTATCCATTAATTACAATTTTAGAAATTCAAAATACAGAAAATTCTAAATTTACTGATAATAATGGAGAACATGTTTCAGATTTATCTTATCAAATAGAATGTTGTAGTAGAAATACTACTGAATTAGAAGCTACTGAAAGTGCAATGTTGATGGGAAAGATTGTAAACAATCTTTTAACTGGACCAAACTATAAATTAAGTAGAGTTGGAACACCATCAATAGTACCAATGACAGATGACAAAGATGTCATAAGATATATTTTAAGATATTCTTGTAGTATTGGTTTAGATACTAATACAATATATGCAAGAAGTTAAGAAGGAGGAATTTAAAATGGCTATTAATTTAAGTACAGCTGGTATTCATCTATATTATGCAGTAGAAGAAACAAAAGGAGTTAGACCTACTGTAAAAACAGCCTACACAGATTTAGTAGGAGTTAAAAGTATTCCATCAATGAACCCTGCACCAGAAACACTAGAAACAACTGATTTAAATCAAACAGAATATAAAACATATATTGATGGTTTAAAAGATTTAGGAGGAGCTTTAGAGTTTACATTCAACTTAACACAAGAATTAGTTGAGATGTGGGGAAATTTAATGGAAAAATATGAAGCAGGTAAAGCCGCAGATAAAGCAACTTGGTTCTTAATTGATATACCTGGGCTAACAAATGGTTTATATTTTACAGGAAATCCATCAAGTATGGGAATTCCAGAAGCAGCTGTAAGTTCTGTATTAGAAATTACAAACTATATAACACCTACTGGAGCTCCAGTAGATGCAGCTAAACCAACAGCTGGATAAAATAAAATAAAAGAAAAGAGGTAAAAATATGAATAAGAAAATTGAATTTGAAGAAAATGGCGAAAAATATGTATTGGAATATAATAGAGAGAGTATCGAAATATTAGAAAAACAAGGTTTCAATGTCAACGAAATGACATCAAAGCCTATGAGTATGTTACCATTAGCTTTCCAAGGATTATTCTATAAAAATCATAGATATGTAAAAAAAGCTTTCATAGATGAATGTTATGATAGATTTAAAAATAAACAACAATTAATTGAAGTAATTGCTGAAATGATTATGGAAACTTATGAAAGTTTAACCGATGATGAGAATGTTGGCGATAAGGGAAACATAGATTGGAAGATAGTTGGGTAAAATCTAACAATGCAGAGCATATCTTCCTATATCAAAAGTTTCAAGAATTGTGTCCTTATTTTATGAGCATAGGAATGACATACGAACAATTTTGGCGAGAAGATGTTACAATGACTAAAATGTATCTTAAAGCCTATAAAGTTAAACTTGATAAAGAAATCGAAATGGACCAATGGAATATTTGGAAACAAGGCATGTATATATATGAGGCATTGTGTGATGTATCTCCTGTATTACATGCCTTTTCTAAATCAGGAACGAAGCCTCTGCCATATCCTAAAGTTCCTTGGGGAATGGAAGAATATGAAAAAAAATTAGAAGAAAAAGAAAGAAATAAAGAGCCTACCGCACAAGAGGTCGAGAATGAAAGATTAAAAGCACAAATATTTTTCTCGAACTGGGCTAGAGCCACTAAAAAACAATTTCAAAAAGAAGGGTAGGTGGGAAATATGGAAACTACTATTGATGAAGTTAGTATTGAGATTGGTGCTAATTCCCAAAGTGCTAGTTCAAATTTAGAAAATTTAGCAAATAGTATAACAAAATTAACATCTGTTTTAAATTCTGGATTAAAAGGATTAAGTTCTTTTAGTACAAATTTAGCAAAAGTAAAAGAAATAACATCAGGATTTTCTATTGATACAACAGGTATAGAAAAAATACAAACTTCATTAAGTGGATTAACAGGTTTTTCTAAAGCTACTAATTTAAGTTCTATGCTTACTCAATTACAAAAAATACCTGAAATTAGTAAAAAATTAAGTAGTACGGAAATATCTAATTTTACATCAAAAATAAAAGAATTAATGAATGCTTTATCTCCTTTGGCAACAGAAATGACAAAAGTTTCTACTGCTTTTTCTGCATTACCATCTAATGTTAGTAAAATTAATTCTGCTTTAAGTAGTACAACTAAAACTGCAAAACAATCATCTGGAGTTTTTTCTTCTGGATTGTTTAGTGGAATATCAGGACTAGCAATTAAAGGTGGGTTACTAATTGCTACAATGAAAAGGTTAGGTAGTGTATTAGGAAGTTTTGTAAATGAAAGCAATGCCTATATAGAAAATATGAACTTATTTACTGTATCTATGGGAGAAGCAGTTCAAAAAGCTCAAAAATTTACTGATAGATTTTCAGCAGCATTAGGGGTAGACCCATCTAATGTTATGAGATATATGGGAATGTTTAATACTTTAGTTGAAGGATTTGGGCTAACAAATGAAGCTGCTTATACTATGTCTAAAAATTTAACGCAATTAAGTTATGACATGAGTTCTTTTTTGAATATACCAATTGACCAAGCGATGCAAAAAATAAAATCTGGTATTTCAGGAGAAATTGAACCAATGAGAGCAATTGGTATTGCATTAGACCAAGCTACATTACAAGAAACTGCTTATACATTAGGTATAGACAAAAAAGTTGCTTCTATGACAAGAGCTCAAAAAACTGAATTATTATATTATCAAATAATGACTAAAACTACAAAAATGCAAGGAGATATGGCTAGAACACTTATAACACCAGCTAATGCCCTAAGAGTATTACAACAACAATTTACTCTTTTAGCAAGAGCAGTTGGTAATATATTTATTCCAATTCTAACAGCAGCAATACCATATATTATGTTAATAACACAAGCATTAACTGCATTAGCTAATATGATTGCTAAATTCTTTGGATTTGCATTACCTAAAGTAGACTATTCAAGTTTAAGTGATGGTCTTGGTGGAGTTTCTAGTGGTATTGGAGATATTGGAGGTTCTGCTAAAAAGACAAACAAAGAACTAGACAGAATGTTAAATAAATTTGATGAATTAAATGTAATTACATTTGATAAAGATAGTGGAGCTGGAGCAGGAGGAGGAGCTGGTGCAGGAGGAGTTGGCGGAAGTCTAGGAATTCCTTTACCAGATTATGATGCTTTAACTGGATTAGCTCAACAAAAATTAGAAAAAATAAAAAAACAAATTTCTAAATTTATTGATAAAATAAAAGGATTATGGGATAAAGTATCTCCTATTTTAAAGAAGTTTGAACCTTTATTAAAAGGAATAGGAGCAATGTTCTTAACTGCATTTGCTTGGGGTTGGATTGCAAAATTTTTATCAAAATTTAAAACAATGAAAACAGTTGGAACTTTATTAACATCAATTATTGGAGCTGTAAAACTAGCAATAAGTGCTTTTTCAAGTGCTACAACAGTTACAGGAGGATTTGCAGCAGCAATTTCATCTTTATGGGGTTCTTTTAAAGGATATATGCAAGCATTAACTCCAATGCAAAAATTCAAAGTAAGTTTAGTTGCTATGGTTGGAGTATTTGTAACTACATATAGTGCAATAAAAGACTTTACAAAAGGAACATCTGATTTAGGAACTGTATTACTAAATGTAGTACCAATTATAACTGCGGCTGGAGTTGCAATGTATGCAATGTTAGGTCCTGCTGGATTAGTAATTACAGCTATAACAGCAGTAACTGCTGGAGTAATTGCATATAATAAAGCACAAAAAGAAATGGCAGATGATAGAGCATTAGCAAGAATGTTTGATGGTCAAGGTCAATCAATGGAATCAGTTATTGATTATTATACTAAATTAAACGATGAAACTTCAAAATACGCAAATACCATAATAAGTGCTGGAGAAGATATAGACAGCAATAACGAAAAATTTGATGAAACAGCTGTAAGTATTGAAAATCTTTCTTCGAAAATGTCATCATTATTTTATAGTGCAACTGATAGTGATTTTGATAGTATGAATAGTAATTTCCAACAACTTGGAGATATAGCACAAGAAAATTTAGCAAAAATGGTATCAGGAGTAATTACAAATATAAATCAATTAAAAAATCTTGGAAAAATTGATGATGAAAATGCACAAAAAATGATTGATAATGCAATAAAAGTACAACAAGCACAAGGAAATAAAGTAGCTGATTTAGAATTCAAAATGACACAATTAAATACTGCATATAGAAATGGTAATAAGACACAAGAAGAATATAGAAAAGAAGTTGCTGAATTATTACAAGAAATGGCTAGATTAAATAATGGTGTATCAGAAGCTGAAACTAAATTTAAAAGTTTTTCAGATAATATGAATGCAACTACTTTAAAAATAAATTTAGAAAGTCCAGAAAAAGCAAAAAAATATATAGAAGAATTATCAGGAATATATGAAGAACAAGTAGAAAATATAAAGAATTCTAATACTCAAATAGAAAATTATTATGATAATTTAATTGCACAAGCCGAAGGAGATACTGCATTAGTAAAAGCTCTTGAAGAAGATAAAACAAAGATGATGGCTGAAAATCAAAAGCATTTAGAAGAAATACAAGGAGATTATAAAGGAACTTGGCTAACTATTAGAGCACAATTAGCAGCAAGTGGAGCAGATACTGCCGATGATATGAAAGATGTTGTAGATAGTATAAATAAAAATCTTGAAGTAATTGGAGATGTTGATGTATCTGGAAAAGGTGGAGAAACAATTAATGGTTATTTCCAAGAGATATTAAATAGCAAAGATGATAATTTACCTAGAGCAATTGTTGCATTAAAAGAAGCTGGATATGATATGTCAGATGCTTTAGTAGAGGGAGCAAGTTTAACTGAAACTGAAAAAGCAATTTTAAATAATAATTGGTCAAATGCTACTCAATTAGATAGTACAACAAGAAGCAGTATAATTCAATCTTTAAAAAATGATGGAGTTACAATAAAAAATGAATATGGAAATTCATTAGAGTTTACTGATGCAGAAAAGAAAATAATTAGCAAAATTTTAACCGACCCAACGCAAGTAAATGCAGGAGATAAAGCAAAAGTTTTAAGTAAAATAATCGAATTTGGTGGAGAGGTAAAAGATGCAGAGGGAAATTCATTAGAATTTACTCAACAAGAAAAAGATACAATTAAAAAAGCATTAGATAGCCCTATGTTATCTTGGACAGAAAGTGACACGATAATTAATGCTACTACTAAATTTACAGATACAGCTATGAACAATATGATTTCAAATATATATAGCAAAACTTATGCTTCTAAAGATGCAGGAAAAGATGTTGGAAATGCAGCTGGAGATGGAATTATAACATCTATTCAAGGAAAGACACCAGAAGCTGCAAAATCTGCTCAAACATTAACAACAAGTGTAAATAATAGTATGAAAAATAATATTAATACAACAGCAGCAGGAGAACAAGCGGTAAGTCAATTTGATAATGCAATGAACAGAGGAAAATGGGCAATTACAAATACTGCATCTAGTATTGGTTCTAGTGCTGGAAATAGTTTTTCAGATAGTTTAAAAGTAAATGATGGTTCTTTTAAAAGAAGTTTAAACAATGTATTTTCAAGAACTATGCGTAATTTAAAATCAAGAAATAGTGGTCTTTTCTCAGCTTTAGGATTGGTATTACCTTCATTTAACTGGTTTGCTGATGGTGGTTTCCCAGAAACAGGTCAAATGTTTATCGCAAGAGAAGCAGGACCAGAACTTGTAGGAAATATAGGAAATAAAGCAGCAGTTGCAAACAATGACCAAATTGAAGCAGGTATTGCTAAAGCTGCATATCAAGGTGTAAGCCAAGCTATGCAAGAAAATAGAGGAAATGAAAGACAACCAGTAAATGTTTACATTGGAAATAAAAAAGTTTACTCTGGATATGGACAATATGTTTCTAGTGAAAACAATATGTATGGTACAAATATAATAAAAGTATAGGAGGAGAATTATGAGTAATTTTAAAGGCTGGTATTTTAGGATTGGGAGTTGTTACTTTAATTCTCCTCTTCCTAAAAGAGATGGATTTGAAGTACAACCTCATTTAGTTCAAGTTACAGATGCTGGAAGAGTTGCAAGTGGAAAATTAATAATAAAAGAATTACCACATAGACCTACAAAACTAATTATACAATTTCCAGTAATGAAACCAGAACAATTTAGAACATATTATTCAGTATTAGATAATATGTATTTAAAAGTTGAATATTATAATGAAGATTATGATAGATATGAAACTGCAACAATGTATCACACAGATTTGACATATAAACCTACTACTTATGAAGGAAGAAGAATGATTGACTTCCAACAATTTAGTTTAATAGAACATTAAGGAGGGAATTATGTATAATTTTTCTAATGAAGCTAAAATTAGAGTATTAAGTGGAAAAGTAACAAGGGGATATTTAAAAGTTTTAGCAACTGATACAAAACCAGAAATGATTATAGATGAAAATAATTATTTAAAAGATTGCACATTTGAAGAATTACGATATGTTCCTGATGAAGGTTTTATTGGAGGTACAGTTGCAAAAAGAGTAACAGGTAATTTTAACAATGTGGATAGCTCTTTTAGCATACAAGATAGAGAATTTGAATTGTATCTAGGTGTAGATTTAGAAGATGGAACTACTGAATATATAAAGTATGGAACTTTTATAGTACAAAAGCCAGAAAATGACCAAGTAAATGATAATACTTCTTTTGAAGCACTAGATTATATGATAAAGCTAAATTTACCTTGGGTTGATAGAATGACATACCCTTGCACATTAAAAGAGTTATTTGATGACCTTGTGGCTCAATCAGGACTATCTACAAAAGTAACTTCATTTTTAAATCAAAATTTTATTGTAGAAAATAATCAATTTGAAGAAGGAACTACTAGAAGAGAGGTTTTAAAAGCAATAGCACAAATAGCTTTTAATTGGGCTAGAATAGATGAAGATAATGATATAGTTATGGATTTTGAGAAAAAAGATGAAGTTGCAGAAACATTAACTGCTGATAATTATTACAATTTAAAAAAACAAGATATGTATGGTCCAATAAATGTAATTATTTTAAGAAATAGTCAAGTAGAAGGAGAAAACGTAACAATTAGAGATGAAAAAAGTATTGCTCAATATGGAGAAACAGAACTTGTTATTTCTGATAATCCATTTGCTTATACTCAATCAAAGAGAGCAAAATTAATAGAAGCTGGAAGAATTTTGTTTGGATTGACTTATATTCCAATGTCAATGGATATGATAGGATATATGTATCTAAATTGCAAAGATAAAATAAAGGCAACAAATTTAAATAACGAAACATTTGAAACATATTTATTAAATCATACAATAGAATATACTGGTACAATTTCTGATAGTATGGAAGCTCCTGCTGCGACAAAGACAGAAACTAAATACCAATTTACTCCACAAATGATAGAAGCATTAAAACATACTGAACTACTGATTGATAAAGCAAATCAAAGAATAACAGAAGTTATAGAAAAGCAAACTGATTTTAGTAATGAACTAACAAAACAAGAAGCAAGTTTAAGTGGAATTTCTCAACAAGTATCAAAGATATATGATTTTAAGAAGTCAGTAAAAGGAATTGACGAAATAGTATTAGAAGATGCTTTACCAACAAATATATTAAAGTTTGAAGCTATTGCAAAAAATGTAGTAGGAATGTATCCAAAAAAAACACTTTATCCAAGTCCAGAATTATATCCTAAAAAAGGTGGAGCTACATTAACATTAGTATTTGGTAGAACAAGTAGAGGTTCAATACCTGACCCTATATTACCTAAAAAAACACTTTATCCAAGTTCGACATTATATCCTAGAGCTGATGGAAGTTATATAAGAGAATATAGTTTTTATATAGCTAATCCATTAAGAGAATATTTAGGAAAACACGACATATTCAGAGTTGAAAATGACACAGAAAAAGGTATAACTGTTGTCAAAGTAATAAGGTATGTAAAATATGAAAACGGACAATATGGTTTATATGACGAACCAATAGAAGAGATAATAGATGACACTCAACAATTACAATTATTTAAAGGCAACAACTTCGTTTACATTAAAGAATTTACAGATTGGGATATTTCAGCAGATTATATTTTTAACAATGAATTAAACAAGCAATATGCTCCAAGAGTTGAAACAAACGCAAACATAAAAACATTAAATAATGAAATAGAATTAAAAGTATCTGAAAAAGTAGGAAAAGATGAAGTAATAACAGCTATTAACTTAACACCTGAAAAAGCAAAAATAAAATCAAAGAACTTAGAACTTGAAGGAATTACAACAATTAACGGTGGATTTTCAATAGACGAAAAAGGAAATGCAAGTATAGCAAATGATACCGTAAAAATAAACGAAAAAGGTATTCAGTTGGCAGATGGTGCTTCTCTAGTTGGTGGCGAAGGTTTAATAACAAATTTACAATTTTATGGCAAAGTTACTCATGTTTATGGTGCCATGAACACAGAAGGATATTATGATGCGTTAGGATTTGAAGTTGACGAACTTACCGCTGGTGCTTGCGTTGCAACTTCATGTACAATATCTGCCGATTTGCCAAAGAACTTTACAGTAGTAAGTGCATATGTAACTATAAAACATTATCCTACAAAATTTTATTTTAATAATAATCATGGTTGGGGATATTCAAGAAAATTAAAATTATATCAAAGAAGTTCATCAAGTATGTATAGAGAATATAATATATTTGGAGGTGCACTAATTCCTAGTAATTATGGAATAGAAGTACCTAATGCTTTTGGAGAAGAAAATTTTACACCATCAATTCCAAATGATACTTCACAAAAAGTTGATATAGTAACAAGCATTGATTTAACTGAATATTTAAGTTCAGAAACAAATTACCAAAGCGATTTTATCATAAGAAGTTCTGATACTCCACCAGCATATACTGGCGACCAATCGACAGGAATTGATTATGTGAATTGCGGATATAAAACTGGTATGGTAATGGCAGTATTAAATGTTTATGGATATTTAAGATTAGAAAATAAGGAGGAATAGAATATGGCTATTAACTTAGACAATATTACAATAAATAGAATAGGGTGGAAAGATGACCCTGATACAAGTACACCACTTGATAGTGGAAATTTAAAAGAAATGGAAAATAATGCAGAAAGTGGAATAAATAAACTAAAAACAAATGTACAAACAGCATTTACAGATTTATTAAAATTAGTATTCCCCATTGGTTCAACATATATAACTCAAGACAACACAGACCCAAAATTAATCTTAGGCTTTGGAACTTGGGAAAGATTAAAAGGAAGAGTTTGTTTAGGTTTAGATGAAGATGATACAGATTTGAACACAATTGGAAATGTAGGCGGAGAAAAGAAACACACATTAACCGTACAAGAGATGCCTCGACACAAGCATAATTTTCAAGAAAGTGGCAGAGTCGTTTATTGGGATGCGGGATTAACTCCGATGGGAGGATTAACAACAGGGTCAAATGTTCAAGTTACATATAGCTCTAATACAAAAGATAGTGGTGGTAATCAATCGCACAATAATATGCAACCATATGAAGTAGTAGGATATATGTGGATTAGAAAATCTTAATTAATACATAAAGATAGAAATAACTACTAGACAAAAACAAAAAAAACAGGTATAATAAATATATATAATTTAATAGGAGAATTTCAAATGGATATTAATGAAAGAGTAGACCAATTAGACAACAGAATGTCTAAAATAGAAGAAAAAATTAATACTTCTATTCCTGAAATTCAATCTGGAATTCGAGAGATTAAAATTTTATTACAAGAAAGACCAATTCAAGAGCAATTAAAAAATGATATTCTTGAGAAAGATATTTTAAGTCTTGAAAGCAGAGTGAAAAAAATTGAGGATAATCAAAGTTGGCTGTGGAAAACAGTTGTTGGAGCAATAATAACAGTAGTTGTAGGAGCAATAGTTTTTACAGTTAAAATGATGTAATAGGTATTTAATATGGATTTATTAGAAATATTTTTAGGGCAAATACCAGAAACAATTTATTTTGCATTATTTATGATGTTTGCAAAAGATTTAAAAGAGAAGAGAATATTATATATTTTATTAATGGTTATAGAATATTTATTATTGAAACATTTTATAAAATATAATATGTGGTTTCAGATATTATATACAATAATGCAATTTGTGATATTGAAAATTTTATATAAAGAAAAATCACAAATAACAGATATATTTACATTTACGATAGCAAGTATAATATTGATACTATCTTGTTCAGTTTTATATTTTATAATTTGGGAAACTATAAATAATTTTATTATATATGTGATTTTAAATAGACTTTTATTGATATTATTTTTGATAATATTTCATAATAAACTTTATAAAATCCAAAAATTATATAAGAGATTATGGAATAGAAATGATAAAAACAAAAATAAAATAAAATCCACAACTTTTAGAGCAATTAATGTCGTTATATTTAATATTATATTTTATATAATAAATTTAGGAATGTTGTTTATAATATTTCAAAATGGAGGTGTTTAATATGGGTGGCTGGGATAGCTGGTTTTGGATTTTTGATGCAAAAGATGGAGAGTAAGATATGGAGAAATTTAAATATATTTTTAGTAGTTTAATTTTTAATATTGCAGAAACAATCCTAATTTTCTTGATAGGCAAACTATTATGTTTGCCTACCAATCATATTATAACAATTATGCTATGTTTTATGTTAAGTAGAGGTTGTTTTGGCAAAGCATTACATTTTAAAACTTGGTATCGTTGCTTAGTTTGGAGCTCACTCATATTATTAAGTTTATTTTTAATTTTAAAAGTAGATTTAATAATATCAATTTTATTTACCATATTTGCAGCATTTATAATGACTGGAAAATCTAATATAAATGATATGTATTTATGGAAACCTAATAATGAAAGTAAATATTCTGATATAGAAGAATACATTAAATATCATGAATATGATGATGAATTAATAGAATTTGAAGATAAAGTAAAGAAAAGAGATAGTAAACTTTATTTAATTTATAAATATAGATTTAAAGACCATAAAACATTTAGTGAAATATCCGAACTTCTCGATATACCTACTAATAGAATTACAGAAGAATTGGATAAAGTAGCTTTTAGTTTAAGAATTTATTGCAAAATATAAAATCAGTTTTTAACTGGTTTTATTTTTTTTGACTTTTTTATTATACACCGTGTAGAGAAAATATTTTTAAATAGATATAATGGTGTCAGAAAGGAGATAAATATAAATTAATATCTGGTTGCCTATTACTGGAAAATTTGTGTTTATCTCTATTCATTTTAATAGGAGGGGTATAATATGTATAATAATTACCCAGTATATGGAAATAATCAAATGTATATGCAAGATTTACAAAATATGAGAGATAGAATTGATATGCAAATGAGGCAAATGCAACAAACTCAAACTCCAAATCAAGGTCAACAAACTCCATCAATAAATCAAACATTTCAATTAAGTAATCCTCAACAAAATGCTAATGATTTTGATGGGAAATATACAAATAATATTGATGAAGTAAAAAATACTTTAACACTAAAAAATACATTATTTGTAAATAAAGAAATGAATACATTATGGCTAAAAGATACAGCTGGAAATATAAAAACTTATTCTTTAAAAGAAGTTATTGAATTAGATGAAAAAGATAAAATGATTATTGACCTTCAAAAACAAATAGAAGATTTGAAAGGAGTTGTTTTAAATGCAAAATCCGATGTTAAATATGATGATGCAAATGTTGCAAAGCAGAAATCCACAAATGTTTCAAATGATAAATCAAGCAAAAAATAATGGTACAAATCCACAAGATATGCTAAAACAAATGGTAGGAAATTCAAACCCTGAACAAATGCAAAATATTATTCAGCAAGCAAAATCAATGGGTTGTCCTGATGATATATTAAATCAATTACAAAATTTAAAATAAGGTAATATGTTCTTAATTGGACTTATTATAGATATTTTAAAAGAAAGGAGGAATATATTATGGATACAATGCCTTTAACTGCTGCTGATGTCGGAGCTGTTGTTGGAAACAATAGAGGTTACAATGATGGTTATGGTGCTTGGGGTGGAGAATGGTTTTGGATTATTATAATATTATTTGCTTTCTGGGGAAATAATGGTTGGGGAAACAATAGAAACAACGAAGTTGATATTGATACTCGTTTCTTGGAGAGAGATATATTTAATACTAACCAAAATGTTTCTAATACAGGTTGCCAAACTCAAAGAGATGTATTAGAAAATAGATATACAACTCAATTAGGTTTAGCAAATCTAGGAGCTCAAACACAAAATTGTTGTTGTGAAACTCAAAAAGAAATCCTACAAAACAGATATGACAATGCTTTACAAACTCAAACATTGTCTAGTCAATTAGCACAATGTTGTTGCGATTTAAGAGCCGAAAGTCTTGCTAATACTCAAAAAATATTAGATAAAATGTGTGAAAATGAAATTAATACATTGAGAACTGATTTACAATCTGCTCAATTACAAATTTCTCAATTATCACAAACTTCTAATATTGTAAATTCGTTAAGACCTACACCAATTCCAGCATATTTAACATGTTCTCCATACGAAAGTGCTTTCTATGGAAGATTTGGAAATTTTGGAAATTGTGGTTGCGGCTGTGGTTGTGGAAACACTACAATTATATAGCAAATGCCAATAAGGTATCTCGATTACGAGAACTTGCTATTTTTAAAAGAGATAGATAAGTTCTATCTCTATTTTTTTTACAAGGAGGAATAAAAATGGGAAATTATATAGGAACAATTAATTCAGTTCAAGAACCTGCTATAACATTAGCAAATAATTCATCTAATATTGCTCTTTCTACTGATGTTGTTAGAACTAGAAGTGCAAACTGTTGTGGGTGGTTAAATCATTCAACAGGAAGTACACAATATCAAATAACTAAAGCAGGAATATATGAGATTATGTTTAATACAAATGTAACAAGTGCTACAGCTGGAAAAATTGCATTAGGAATTAAAGCAAATGGAGAGTTATTAAGTGGAACTGAAATGGACACAACCGTTGCTGCAAATGTATTTACAAATGTTTCTGCCAATAGACAAATTAGAGTTTGTTGCGATGGAAGTACAACAATAACAGTTGGAAGTTTACCAACATCTGAAGCAGATGCAACTCAAATACCTATTATAAAAAATGCTTCTCTAATAATTAAAAAAATTGCATAAATAATTCATTATGAATAATTATGACTATACTTGGTTTTTTATTATTATGACTTTGTTTAATTCTAGTTTAGGTATTAACAATAATGAAAGAAATATAGAACAAGAAGAAAAACAAGAAATAATAAATAAAAAACTTGATAAGATTTTAAGTTTATTAGAGGAGATAAAATGAATAATGATGCAGATAGATTTGGAAGTTTTTGGTTTTGGCTTGCGGTTGTTTCTAATTATTGTCAAATAGAAAGCTACGAATTAAATAAAAAGCAAATTAGTAATGATGAATTATTAAAATATCTTGAACATCAAGATAACGATTATTTAAGAACAATAATAGAACAAAATATCCAATTAATAGAGCAGAATAATATAATTATTCAACTCTTGAAAGGAGGCAAAAGTGCATAAAAAATACTTAAAAAAAATAATTGAAAAAGGTTCAAAAATTGATATGGAAAAATTAGCAGAATTTATGGAAGAAACTATGGACCATATAAAAGAATGTGACCCTAAATTATATGATAAAATAGAATGTAAAATGTATGAAATGGCTTATGGAAAAATGTTGACAGAAGATATGGCTTCAAAATGGGTACATTCTATGAAACCATATGGAATGAAATGGACTAAAGAACAGACAGATGAAGTTATAAAAAAATATGGTTTAAATATAAATGAAATAGATTTTTGGGCTATTATGAATGCAATGTATAACGATTATCGTAATATTTTTGATGACAATGTTGAAACTTATATAAAATTATCAAGAGATTTTATAAAAGATGAAGATGCAGTTGATGGAAAAGTTTATGAATATTGGAAATATATTACAAAACATTAAAAAGGTTTAATAGGCAACCTTTTATGTGGTACATTGGACAAAAGAAGTCGCTTTGACTGCAAATCAAAGAGAACGCAGGGCAGTACTGCGATGTACCTCCAAATTTAATATTTATATTGACATATGTATTATATAATATTATAATAAATATAGGCTAAATAGAGAGTAGCTACTCTATTGAAAAGCAACCCAACTTGCCTGCCTATTTTTATTTTTTAGTTGGGAGAAAGTTGGGTATATATGAGTGGAAAATATCATCGTTTAAGTCTTGGAAAAGATGAAAATGGAAAAAGAATATTTATCGATGAACATCGTTTTATAATGGAAAATTTTTTAGGGAGAAAACTTAATAGTAATGAAGTTGTCCATCATATAAATGGTAATAAAAGTGATAATAGAATTGAAAATTTACAATTAATGACTTTGGAAGAACATTCAAAATTGCATTCTAAAAATACTATTATAAGTAAAGAAACTAGACAAAAAATGATACAAAATCACTATAAAGGACCATCTAAAAATAGAAAATTAGATGATAAAATAATAATATCTATTGCAAATAATTATAAAATTGGAATGAGTTTAAGACAAATAGATAAAAAATATAATTTAGCAAATGGTACTTCGGGAAATATAATAAACGGAAGAACTTACAAAGATAAACAAGTTATAATAAAAAGAATATTGACAAGTTAAAAGATATTAATTATAATATATTTGTATGAACAATATTTGGCTGTTAAATTCATCAGAACAATAGAAAGTCTTGTTTTTTCAAGAAACTTCTATTGTTTTTTTATTTTATATGATATAATTATATTGCCAATCAAAAATTTTCTTAATATTTTTACCTTTTTATATTTTTTTATAGAATTAGATGTTTTTTATATCTAATTCTATTTTTTTTTGATATAATATATATGTATAAAAAATAAAAAGGAGGGATTGCAATGGAAAATTTATTACAAATTACTGCTATTGCAATACTTGCAGAGGCTGTTTGGGAAAATTTAAAAATGATTTGGCAAGATGGAAAAGTAAGTATTGATAGAATAGGAGCTTTAATTGTTAGCATAGTTATTTCGATGGCTACGCAATTAGATGTATTTGCAATATTAAATTTTGGCATTTCTATTCCATTTGTAGGTAGCTTTTTAACTGGAATTCTTATAAGTAGAGGTGCTAATTTTATTCACGATTTGTTAAATAAAATACAAACAATTTCTAATAGTTAGGGGGAAACAAAATGGATAATATAACAGAAGAAACAGTTGAATTTTCACAAGAATTATATGAAAAGAATATAAAAGAAAACACATTTGAAACTGAATATGAGGCAGGTGTTGATAATGCAAATAACTAATGTAACTTGTCCAAGTTCAAAATATCCTACAAAATGTCCTGATGTAACAGTAAAAAATGGAATATGCGTACATAATACGGCAAATGATGCAAGTGCTATGTCAGAAATATCATATATGATAGGTAGACCAGATAAAGTTTCATTCCATGTTGCTGCTGATGATGAAAGAATTGTAACAGGACTTCCATTTAATAGAAGTTGTTATGCAGCTGGAGATGGAAGATATGGAAGAGGAAATGCAAATAAAATTAATATAGAAATCTGTTATTCAAAATCAGGAGGAGAAAGATTTGAAAAATCAGAAGATAATGCAGCTGCTTATATTGCATATCTTTTAAGACAATATGGTTGGGGAATAGAAAAAGTATCAAAGCATCAAGATTATAGTGGAAAATATTGCCCACATAGAACTTTAGATATGGGCTGGGAAAGATTTTTAAATAAAATTAGGTATCATTTAGGAGAACAACAAAAACCAGTTCCAGAAATTAAAGATAAAGGAGGAAATTTAGAAATGGCAAGAGTATATCAAAATGGAAGCACTCCAGAAACTGTTTATGCAGATACTGCATTATCAAAAAAAATAGGTACTTTAAATCCATGGGAAAAAGCAGAATATCTTTCAATTGACAATAATAGACCTTTAGTAAGATATACAGTTGATGGAACTAATACTAAAAAATGTGGTTATGTATTATGGAAAGGTGGAGCAAAATAAAATGAGCCATTAGGCTCATTATATGCAGATTTAGTGTAATGGTAGCATATCGGTCTCCAAAACCGTTGGTAATGGTTCAAATCCATTAATCTGTGCCAATATTGACAAAAAATAAAAAATGAAATATAATGAAAATGATTAGCTCGTTGAATGCATTTTTTTACAAAAAGAAATAGAATATTTTTCTATTTCTTTTTGTTTATTAAATTTTCCATATACCAATCTATTAATTCAATTTTATCTTGTAAAAAGGCAATTACTTCAACTTTATCTTCCCAATTTTCTTTTGTTATTTCTTGCTTTAAATTATAAATAACTTTATTATATATTCTATATCTATTAGAAGCTTCAATTAATTTTGAATTTATAATCGTTTTTCTTCTTTTTTCTTCTTCTCTTTTTAGTTTTTGTTGTCTTTGCAATTCTATTAATCTTTTTTTGTTTAATCTTCCTCTAGTTTTCAAACCTAAATTAAAATCATAATTTATTTTTTCCATTGCTTCTTGGAAATTTAAATTAAAATATTGCTTAACAAATTCAATTAAATCTCCTGTTCTATTACAAGAAAAACAATAAAAACTTTTTTTATAAACTTTCATACTAGGAGAATTATCTTTATGAAAAGGACAATGACACATATATTTTTTTATTTCTATTCCATATTTATTTAGAATATCTTTCATATTCAATATATTTAATATTTCATCTTTCATTTTATACTTTCCTCTAATAATTTAATTTTATTTTTCTTTTCTTCAATTTCATCTTTTAATTTTAATATTTCTTGCTCTATTGAAAATTTTTTAATTCTTTTCTTAACTTCAATATTTATATTATATATAATAAATATTCCATAATCATGAATTGTTTTTATAATTAAATCTTCATTTTTTAGTTTCTTTTTAATTCTTCTAATTATAGTTAATAAAGGAGATTTGAAATAAGCATAATCTTCTTCACTAGTATTATATATATACATTATTAATTCTTTATATGTGCAATTTCTATATCTGTTTTTTATTAAAAATTCCATAAGTTTAAATTCATTTGGTGTCAATTTTATTTTTTTATTTCTTGTTACTAATTCTTGTGTATTTTCATCTAACATCATTTATCTACCTTCTTCCACAAAGTTGTCCACAACTATGTGGATAACTATTTTATTTCAAATAGTGTAGATATTTCAAAATCTGGATTAATTAATTTAGTTATTGCATAAGCTAAAGTTTTACTACAACTTTGTTTTTTATTTAAAATTCTTGATAATGTTTCTTGAGAACAGCCTATTTCTTTTGCCATTTCTACTTGTGAAATATCTTTATTAATAACAATACCATCTTTTATAAAATACATTTTATTCACTCCTTTCTATATCTTTATCTTAGCACATTCTTGACATGAAGTCAATAAAAAAATAAAAAAAATAGCCAAATTTTCATTTGACTATTTAACAATAAAAAAATACCCTAATGTTTATATAAATATTTTGTAGGGTTTGGTTGCGAGAGCAGGATTTGAACCTACAACCTCTAGGGTATGAACCTAGCCATCTGCCATTGATAGTATCTCGCCAAATCCGTAGGTTGATTTTAGCTCAACCCACAAAGCTAAAAAGGGGATATTTCATTGTATATCCATAACTAGGTTTATGAATTATCCTAGCCTGCAATACGATAAAAAAGGTGGTCCTAAAATATCATATCACGATATTAGTTATGTTTTTCTAATATCCACCCCATAGACTACTTTCTATGGGCAAATCTATCTACAAAGATAGCCCTAATAAAACTCCGCCAAGAATTCTATTATTAAAATTATGATAACACATTTTTATGTCTTTGTCAATAGTGGTATCAAAAATTATAAAATTCTATTTCCATTTTTCCTATAAATTGTTTTTCTTGATTTAAACATATTGTTATGAAATTGAGTATCATCAACAATATCATAAACTAAAGGAGTTTTTTTACCTTCAAATTTTCTTTCTACTCTTCCTACTGATTGAATTATTGTTGCTTTATCTCTATGAGGACTTGCTAAAATAAGCCTATCTAATCTTGGTATATCAAGACCTTCTTTTGCTAATCCATAAGTTGCAAATAATAAATTTTCTTTTCCATCTCTCATGTCTTGTATATATTGTTCTCTTTGTGCTTTTTTCTTTTTGCTTGTCATAGTTCCATCAATTTTTACACCATATCCTATTTTTTCTTGAAGATATGAAAGCTGGGTTAATCTATCTCCAAGAACTAGTGTATAATTATTTTTACACTCTTTTAATATATCTAATATTATTTCATTTCTATCTTCATTTTCTGATAAAAATGTTGTTAATTTTGAATAATCTATTGTTCCATCTGTTTTTTTAGCATCTCTAGGAATTTTAAAGTCAGTATAAATTGGTTGTATTTCTGCTTTAATAGTTCTTTCTGAAACTACTTCTTTTGGAACTTCACATATTATAGGTCCAATTAGAGAAAATAAAGCTTTTTCTGTTCCTTTTATATTTCTAAATGGTGTAGCAGTTAAGGCATACTTATATCTGCAAGATAAAGCATTTATGACTTTATAAAACATTCCTAATTGAGCAGGAGTTCCACAAATCCTATGACCTTCATCTACAACTATACAATCCCATTCATTTTTAAATTGTGATAAATCTAATTTTACTAATGTTTGGACAGTAGCAAAAGTAATATGAGTTCCTATATCTATTTTGCCTGCTGCTATTTTCCCAAGACCAACACTTTCCAAATTACTTTTTGCTCTATCAAAACTTTGATTTAATAAATCGTAAGTATGCGTAATCCAAAGAGTTTTTAAACCTAATTCACTAATTAATTGTAATGCAGTTTGTGTTTTACCACTTCCAGCTGGCATAACAATAACTCCATTTTTAGATTTTAAAGCTTCATTTTTTGCCTTTTCTTGATAATCAAACAATTTTATATTGCTTTTATAATAAATAATATTAGAATTTAAACATTTCAATAAATAATCTTCTTTAACTGGATAAATCTTATAAATATCTTTAAAACAACCAAAAGGTAATATATAGTCATTTCCATGTTTTTCATACCAATACAATCTTCTCGGAATATTATAAGTTGGAAATCCTAATCTTTCATTTTGTGCATATTGAGGATTATCTATTTCTAAATTACTTTTACAATATTTTTCTATTATAGGTTCTGCATCTATTATTCTTAAAATATTATCAACAATTATTTTCATCATAAAATCCTTTCTTATATGGAGATATCTCTTTTAAATCTATACTCTTCTTGTTAAAATCTATATCATCAAAATCAATATAATATAAATTATTATTCCAAAGAATTGCTAATGAAAATATAGTTTCTGGATTTCTACATTCTCTAATTCTTTCATAAGCAAGTCTTTGATTTTCTTCAATTCTTGATATTGGAAATAATCCACTTTTATTATTTAATGTTTTACAATCATATAATTCAGGAAAATCTCTTTTTATTGCAATTATATCACAAGGCTGGCTTCCTATATGTGCAGTTCCTTCTATAAAATGAACCCAATAATTTTTTGAAGCCAAAAAATTAGCAAAATCTTTTTCAAAATTTGAGCCTAAAACTTTATTATTCATCTTATCCTCCTAATACAAGTACAACATTTAGACATCATACTTCTATATTGTTTATTTTTTATTTTGCTTATTTCTGAATTACACATTCCTATAATTCCAGTTTCATCATACAATTTAAAATCTCTACAATTTCCACATTTATTTTTCATATTTACACTATATTCACATATACTCATTTTAAATCCTCCAAATTTATTTCTAATGCAGTACATTTAAAATTTTCATTAGTTCCTTCATGATGATTAACTATTAATTTTTTACCTAAAATATCTTTACAAGGTATCAAATATCCAACGCATAAACAACTTATTATTATATCATCTTTAAATTGCTCTTTCATATTATAGTAATCATCATGTATAAACTTTATTTTATCTGTTTGAACAGGCTCTACATCTTTATATATATCTATACCTATATATTCAATTCCTTCATTTGCAAATAAATATCCAAACATATTAATATTACTACCTACATCAATAACCCTTTTTGGATTATACTTTTTAACTTTTTCTAATATAGCTTTATACCATTCTAAACTTTCAGAACCTTCATCAATATTATATTGAAGCATATCTGACTTATATTCTCCATAATATCTATTAGGGTTATTTTCATTTATTTTATATAAATAATCAATTACTTCTTTTAAATTATTAAACTTCATTCTAATTCTCTCCAAAATCAATTTTAAGGCACTTTATTTTTAAAAGGGCATAACTTGTTTGGTTGAACCTAAAATCAAGAAATACCCTTAAAATTTTATTAAATTTAATTATTAGAATGGCAATGGTTCATCATTAAAATTGTTAGTTGTAGGTTCTGAATTTTCAAATTGCATATCATTTTGACTTTCTTTTTTGCTATCTGCAAAAAAACATTGCTCTGCAATTACTTCTGTTACATAATGTTTTTGTCCTTGGTCATCTTCCCAATTTCTTGTTTGTATTCTTCCTTGTATTGCAACTTGCATACCTTTTTGAAAATATTTGCTACAAAATTCTCCAGTTTTCCCCCATGCTAAAATATTTATAAAATCAGCAGTTGGTTGACCCTCTTTAGTAAATCTTCTATTTACTGCTAATGTGAAATTAGCAATTGCTGTGTTATTTGTTTGAGTATATTTGATGTCAGGGTCTTTTGTTAATCTTCCTATTAAATTTACGCAATTCATTATTTATCTTCTCCTTTTTTCTTTGTTGTTTTCTTTGTTTTCTTTGTTTTCTTTGTAGTAGTTTTTTTTGTTGCTTTTACTTTTGCTGTTTTTGTTGTTTTTTTAATAGTTTCTTCTTTTGGTTCTTCTTTTTGTTCTTCTTTTGGTTCTTCTCTTTCAGGTTCTGCACTATCAGGTTCTGTTTTAGAAACTATTTCATATTTTTCTAATAATTCTTTATAATCTTTTTCTAATTTTTTGTTTTGCTTTTTTATTTTATTATTTATTTCATTTGATGTTTTTAATTCTGTTCTTAATCCTTCTTTTTCACTTTCTACTATATTCATTTTTTCATTCATATCTTCTATTTTTTCTTCTAAGCCCATTGTTTTATTTAAAGCATCGTTTTTCTTATTTCTATAATCTTCAACTAGTTCTTTTTCTTTTTTTAATTTTGCTTTATAATTTATAACAATGAAAATATTTAAGATTAAAAGTATTATTAAAATTGCTATAATTGTAATTAACATTGCTTTCCCTCCTTTCTATAAATCTCTATAATCTATGACAGATGTTAATTTTTTTGTGGATTTACAATAATCACATTTTTCGCATCTATCAGGGGAGATTAATCCATTTTTTATATTACTTATTCTAGGTAAAATTTCTTTAATTATATCTAGCTGTTTTTCAAGTTCTTCATCTGGTATTCCTAAAACAGCTATATCTGGTTCATTTTCTTTTGTTACTGCTGCTATATAAAATGGCAATTTTTTTCCAGTATTTTGTCTAACTATCTCTTGATATAAAGCACCTTGTAATGTATATTTCCAATAGTCTATAAAATTTTCTTTTGTCTTAGTTTCATTATTCCAAATAGGTTCAAAATCTCTTACGCATTTCATATCAACAATAACTTTGTCAGGGAAATAACTATCAATTTTTATTTTAATTGGAACATTTGCAATTTTCCCTGTCATTATTGTTTGATGATTTCCAGAGATATATTTCATAAATAATTCATCTCTTTCAATTCTATTTAATATATAATCTGCTTTGACATATTCTGATTTTAAACTTCCATCTTTTTTTAATATCTCTGGGTGTTTTGCTTTAAATAAATCTAAAGTTCCAGAAACTGCTGCATCAACATAACTTCCAACTAAAAGGGCTGTTGTGCTTCCTTCTGTCCATTCTCCATTTATTTTAGCCATAGTTCTTGCTTCACAATCCATAAAGCTTTTTATTTGTGAACTCCCACAATATTTTTTTTCGTTTGCCATATCAAAATAATTTTCTTCGCATAATTCACTCATTTTTTATTTACCTCCAAAAAATAATTTAGCAAATATCAATATTAATAATATTAAGAAGAAAAGCCAAGGAGAAATACAAAATAATATAATTCCTGCTATTATTCCAAATAAACAACCCATTTTATTTGTCCTCCTTTGTTCCTCTTAAAAATGGTTCTGCAAATTTTTGTTGAAATTTTAGCTTTTTTGTTAAAAGTTTATCTAGTTTTTGTGTTCTTTTTAAATCGTCTTTTTCTTTTTTTATTATTTCTTCTTGCTTTTTAAATTTTTCCATACCCTTTTTATATTCTTCATAGAATTCTCTAATGTCTTTTGACATAATTATCTCTCCTCTTTGTTTATTTTTAAAGAAACTGCTGAAACTTCATCATCATTAATATAAATTGTTTTAAAAGATGGAGAAATAGAAAAATCTATTCCTGATGGAGCTGCATATCCTCTTGAAATTGCTACTGCTTTTATAGCTTGATTTACTGCTCCAGCACCTACACATACTAATATTATTTCTTTATTTTCATTTGATGCTCCTATAATAGCACCTGCTACTGAATTTGGATTTGATTTTGATGATACTTTAAATTCCATTTTTAATTCCTCCTATACCATATAAGCTTCTGATGGTGTTAATTTATTTCTAGTAATTCTAACTTTTTTACCGTTTACTTTTTTTATTTTTGAATTATTTTTATTTATCAAGTCGCAATATCCTTGAATACTATATTTTTCTATTTGTTTAGACCTCCAAGCTTTTCTTATCTTGTTGTTTTGTTGTCTTAATTTTAATTTATTTCTTTTAATTTGCCTTAAAACTGACATTTACTTTTCCTCCTTAAAATCTTTTTTTTAATTTTTCTACTGCCATATTTATTGTGAAAAACATTTCATCAGGTGTAAAAATTCCATTCCTAATAAGCTGTTCAACCATACTTGCTATACAAGTTCCAATTTCTGCCTTTGTTCCTTGATAAATTTGTTTTGTATTTTCTGCACCTTTTTTTTTATAAATTCTTATAGAAAATTCTGAATTTGTATAATCATTCATTGCTTTCTTTATATCATTGTTATTTATCATTATAAACACCTACAATTCTGTAATCATTAATTCATTTTCGTTAGTTGTTCTTGTGGCAATAAATTGCAATCCAGCTTCTTTACATTTATTATATAATAATTGTCTATTGCTGTCACTTAATTTTTCTACTCCATCAATAAGTATTAGTTTTAAATTATTTGGTTTACTTAATGCTACATCAACACATAACATTAATTGTTCTCCTTCTGATAAATTTGAAATTGGTTTTCCATCTATTAAAGGTTTTCCGTTTTCAACAGTCAATCCTTTAACTGGAATAGTAGCTGTTTTTAAAATTTCTCCGTGGTAAATTTCTTGCAAGTTCTATTTTTCTAGTATATTCTTGTGATTGAATATTTAGTTCTTCAATTTGTTTTTCATATTCTTTCATTCTTTTATATTCATTTATATAAGATTTCATTTTTTCTGCTAAATCACATTCTGCTTGCATTTCTGTAATATCTACTGGAGTTTTTTGTGAAAATTCTTTAGCTCTTCCTATACTTTCATCTAAAGCAGCTATCTTCTTTTCATATTCTAAATTAGCGATTTTCTTTCTATCTTCTAAAGTATTATCTAAGTTGTTTAATTTTTCTTTATCTGCTTTTATTTGTTCCTCTAATCTAGCAATTTCTTTTTGTAAATTTTCTCTTTCAATAGATATATTTTTTTCTTCTGCTGAAATTGCTATTTGTCTTTCTGCTTCATAACCTTTTACTTTATTATCATAGTTAGCAATGAATTGTTTAGCTTCATTTATTCTAGCATTTTGTTCTTTTATTGTCATTAATTCTTTTAATTTTTCAGTTAAATTAAATTTTTCCCATTTTTCAGCATCATATTTTTCAGGTAATCCATCTGCTATATCAGAAATAAAAGCTCTATTATTTCTAATATCTCTATTAATATCTTGTCTAGCTTTATAATATTCTCCATCTTCTGATTGAATTTCGTTTAATACTTCTAATATGTTTTGAGAATAATCTACACCTGATGGGATTTCCCCAAATTTTTCTTTAATCCAATTTAAATCCCAATCAAATTCAATTAAATCTAATATTATTCTATTTTGTTCTTGTTTTGACATTTGTGTAAATTCAACAGGATTTAATTGCATAGGAGTAAATATTTCTTTCAAAAAACTTTCAGGGCTATTTATTTCTTTTTCATTTTGTTTGATTGATTTGTAATCAGAGCTTTGTGTTCTTTTCTTTCTATTAATTGATAATCCTGTATCTGTTTCAATTAATATTTCTCCTTCACTTTCTCCTTTTTTTACAATATAATCTCTTTCACTTGAATTTGTTAAAGCATATCTTATTGCATCTAATATTGATGTTTTTCCTTGACCATTTGAACCTGTAATTTCAATTGACTTTCCATCTAAATTTTGTTCCTTAATTCCAAATAAATTACTAATCTTAATTTTACTAATTTTCATTGTTATTTTTCTCCTTTATACATAAATTTTTTCTTTCTAATATAAACTCCATCATTGACCAAAAACATTTCTATCCATGGTTTTTCTTCTTCATCTAGTCCTAATTCTTTTCTAAATTCAATAGGAATTACAGCTCTTCCAAGTAAATCCATTCTTCTTGACAAACCTTTTGTATCTCCTAATTGCATATCAATATTTGGCATTTTAAATTCCTCCTTTCTTTGATAATGTAATGGTATCATTTTATTGACTTGATGTCAATACATTTTTGAAATATTTTACAAAACATCTTTCATTTCTCTTTTATGAGAATTACTATTGAAGATATCTTCAATTTCTTCTGTTGTTTGAACTCCGTTTAATGCTTCTGGGACATAAACCCTAGCAAAAAATGAAGTAGCTCTATAAGACAACATTAGTTCTGGCATATTAAGCCATTTAGTATTGCTAGTCCAGCCTTCTGACCTTGCCATTTTCATATTAACTTCTGGTCCTTTTATTATTTCTCCTGTTTCTCTATCTATTCCTTGCATATAACAACCATAACTTTCTGTTCCTTTTTCCCCAACAAATATTAATCGAAGATTAGAATATTTATTGCTTTTTTCTATTAATGTTCTACAAAAACTTCCTGACCAACTTGTTTTTCCTTTTATAATATTTAAGTTTTGCATTACAGAAAATGGGTCTAACCCTAATTTTTGTGCCATCCCAATAGCAACTATAACATTTTCAGGTTTATTTTGATAAGTTTGTGGAATTATTGTAGATTTTGCTAATTGAGTTGCCATTCTCCAATTGTCTGAAAATTCTTGAATTGGAGTTGGAGCATTTTGTTTTGGTTGTATTACTTCTGGTTTATTTTCTTCTTGTTTATTTTCTTCTTTGTTTTCTGAAATATCAGATACTGATACTCCATCTTTTTGAAGTTCTAAAACTTCTGGTTCTTTTACATTATTTTCTACCTTTTCCATATTAATTTACACCTTCTTCCTCTTTAATTTTTATTATTCCTTTAGAATATAATTTCAATATTTTTAATATTTGCTTTTCTCTTTCAGAAGAAAACTCTTCATATCCAATTCCTATACTTCCATTAAGATATATTTCTATTTGATTTTCTGTGTCTACATAAAACGATAATTCTCCTGTAAATTCACTAAATCTTTTTGAAAATCCTTCTTGTGATAATATAGATAAGTCTATATCTGGATTAATTACTATTCCTTCCATTTATTTTTAACTCCTTCCAATACTTTTTTTATAAAATTATATTTTTCTAATTCCCATTCAAATTTTCCTAACATTGAGCCATCTTTACATCTTACTAAATAAAATTTTTTGTTTTTATTATAGATTTGATATTTTTCATTAGTGCTTTTGTCTAGCACATAATCTCCAATATTAAACATTTTATTTCTCCTTTTTTATATCATCAATAACTTTTCTACCTTGTTGTAAAAAACTTTTTAAAATTTTCAAATCATCATTCGAGAAATTTGTTCCTACTAATGTTGATTGAAAAATCATGTAAAAAATTTCTCATTTCATTAGTTGTTTCTAAATAAAGGTCCATATCTATTCCTCTAAATATTCCTAAAGTGGCAGATAAAGCCATTTTATTAAACATCTCTTGACTTTGTTTATCCATATTGTCATACATTTCTTTTTCTTCTTCACTAAATTCCAAAATATACTCCTTTCCCCTTTTAAAGATATTATTTTTTATATTGTTTTAATCCTTTTAATCTCATTGCAACTCTTGCTAAAGTAATATTTCTTACTGTATTTTCTTTATTTTCTATATGACATAAAGTTTTATTAGAAATTTCTAACATATCAGCAAGTTCTTTTTGACTTAAATTATTTTTTACTCTGTAATCTATTATCATTTTTGAAACTTCTTCAATTGTAATCATATGTATCACTCCCTTCTTTTAAATACATTATACTACATTAAAATAAATTTGTCAACACTTTTTTTATTTTTTTTTATCATCAAATGAATAAATTGGTATTCCAGTTTTTGCATCATATTCTAATATACTTTTTTTATTAATATAACTTTTATCGTGTCTTTTAATTTCTTTTTTTAATTTTCTTATTCTTAAAAAATCTTTAAATTTATTCATAATAACTCCTAATTTTCATTTTCAAATAATTTAAAATATTTGTCATAAATTGGCTGTAATGCTTTTTTTACATCATCATTGTATTCTTGGAACATTTTTTTACCTCTTTTACTATTTATGTTAATTTTTTTATCACAATTTGAGCAGTCTGTTCCTTCGCAAACTATATTACACCATAAACAATCATTCATATTTTATTCCTCCTCTTTTAAAGTTATAAGACTAGTCATATCAAAAGTAATTTGCTTTTTTATAAAAGCTTCGTTTATTTTATCTAAAATTGTTTTAAAATTTATTGGTCCTATTGTTTTATATTTTCCAATATATTGGAAACCACTCTTTACTATTATTATTCCATTATCTTCTGAAATATCTAATCCTGCCATAGGAATATATATTTCTTCTTTATTTGAATTTATAATTTTAATATCCATATTATTTTTTCTCCTTTATTTGATATTGATAAATAGTTTCTTTGCAACTGTCAATTTCTATTCCTTTTAAAGTTATTTCATCTTGTAAATCATCTATTCTATTATCCTGTGCTATTATTATTCCTATTGAATTTGCAAAAAAAGCTAGATATACACAAGATAATATAATAATTATATATATTAGAATTTTTATTTGAGTTTTTTCTTTCATATTTTCTCCTTTCTAGTACGCAGGACTTCCAAAATGTTTTGGGTGTATTTTCCATCTTTTAAAAAATGTTCTTGCTATTTCTTCAAAAATATAATTATTTAAAGATATTCCATCTTCTGTTTCTTTATCTTCAAATTCAACAGAAATCCATTCTACTTTAAATTCTTTATCACAATTACTCATATCATATCTAGCATAATAAAAATCTTTGTAATAATCATGTGGCATTGTTCTTCTATTTGGACTTATATGATAACACATAATCATATTATCTTTTAATAACACATCTATATAAATTTTTCTGTTTTTTCCCAATTAAACAACCTCCAATTAGCCAAAGAACATAATATATGAAGAATTTATATATTCAATCATATCTCCGTTTTTTATTTTTATGACTTCATTTCTTTTTATTTTGTTTTCAAATTGTTTCATGCTCTTACAATTTAATACTTCAACATCTTCAAATAAAAACTCCATAGTTTTCAAATATTTTAATTTTAGCATTATTTTTTTAGTTCCTCCAACAATTCTTTTAAAGTTATTATTTTTATTTTTAATTCTTCATTATTAGGAAATTCTTTTTTTAATTTTTCTAATATTTTTATTTTGTGTTCTATAAAATCTATTGGTATAACTTCTTGCATAGTAATCATAATTGCGTTTTTTTCTCTTTTAATTCCAAATAATACATTTTCTGGAATATTTTTTATATAATTATACATTTTCATTGCTAGTTCTATTGTCTTTCCATTTCTTAATCCCATTATTATTCTCCTTTCAAAGCTTTTCTTATTCTTGTCATTTCAATTCCTCCCATCATCATTTGAGACTTCAATATTTCAGCTCTTTCTTCTGGAGAAACATCATATAGGCTTCTACCTTTTCCATCTAAAATTTCTTTTGGAAAAATGTTATTTTTATTTATAAAAGCTCTGTAAAATATAAGTTCTTGTTTTCTAAAATCTTCTAAATAAACTGAAAACATATATCTAAATTCAATTTCTTGTGATTTAGTTAATTTTGTATAATATTTCACTCTTTTTTTCCATCTTCTATATAGAGGTGCATTATCAAAAAATGAAAATAATATTTGAGATGCCAATCGTACTTCTATATCATTTCTTAATTCTAGTTCTACTTCGTTTATTTCTTCATTATTTATTTCATCTTCTGAAATGTTATATTTTTTCATTAATTTTTTTAATAATTTATCAGCATTTTCTTTTTCTCCGTTAACTCCTCTTTTGGCTAATTCTTGTAATTTTAATAATAATTCTTTTTTGTTATCCATTTTTTACTCCTTTCCATGTGGAACATTACAATCCTAAAGTCAATAAATCAAAATATGTATAATGTCCGTTTTTAAACCAAACTCTTTTTGCTATTTGATTTGCTTTATTTCTTTGATACCCATTACACATCAATAATTTTACAAATCTTTTTCTTTTTAAATATTTTATTTCACATTCAAGTTCAAAAGTACATTTACCTAATGATTTTGCAAAATCTGACATTGCAATTCCTACCTCTTCTGCTGCATTTGAAAATTTTTCAAAACTTTCTATTGCTTCTGATGTTTCTGATATTTCTGAAACACCTTTTATTTCTGAATACTCTCCATCTTGATCTTTAAAAAATAAACTTCCTTTAACACTACTCTCTAATGACATCATTATATTTTATATTCCTTTTTAAATATATCAATATTAAAAATTAAATCATATAAAAATTCTGAATTAGATGGAGCTTTAGGATATAGTTTTTTAAAGTTTTCATTTTTCTTGTATGATGAAGTTATTGCGTGTCTTATTGCTCTTTCTACTGCTGATGGAGAAGTAGAATTCTCTATTTTTTTATAAATCATTTTATATATAGCGGTAATTTTTGTATGTGTTTTTTGCCTTTTTAAAATATCAACTGCTTTTAAAATATAATGATATCCTTGTAAATTTGAATAAATCCCCAATTTAAACAATAATAACTTTAATTGAAAATTATTCTTATCATTTTTTTTATTCTTTTCAGTTGTAACATTTTTATCTATACACCTTATAAACTCTGATGTTTCTACAATTCCTTTTTCGCATGGGTATTCACAACCATGACAGTTATCATCAATAAATTTTTTTAATTCTTTTTTCATATTAATCCTCCTTTCTTATATAATAATCGCAACTTGTTAATGTATGTTTAAATTCGCATTGTGATACTAATTCATCTTTTTCAAAATTATTATTTGCTATATGTCTTTTACAAGTAAACTTATATGGGCAGCTAATCGCTACGCAAAATGTCATATCATGTGTCATATTGTTTTCTCCTTTCATTGAATACATTGTACTACATTAAAATAAATTTGTCAACACTTTTTTAAAAAAAATTAATTATTTTCCATAGGCTCATATATTCCTAATTCTTCTTTAGCTTCTGGTAATAATAAAATCTTTTTCATGTACCAAATACCATTTGATTTTATAAATGTTTCTCCATAATTTGTTGATAACAAATTGTTCATATCTAAAGTATTAATTTTTCCTTTACCATTACAATTAAGTTTTATGTATTTATCATAAGCTTCTTTGAATATACTTCTTCTTAATCTTAAACTTGGCATAGTACCATCTTTTATAAAACAACATTCTTCTATAAAGTTTAGTAATGTATTGTTTTCTTTTTCATATGCTATTCTTTCTCTTGCTAATTTTTCAGGTTCTATGAAATGATAATTATTATTTACTACTTTTTGCAATTCTTGAATTGCTAATGCTAAAATTGTATTTTTTTCTTTTAACATTTTTTCAAAAAGCATTGGGTCTTGTTTTTCTTTTGGTATTACATTGTTACAAAATACTGGCATAATCCTTTCATATACCCATTTTCCAGTATCTCCTCCAAATCTTGGTAACTTATTACAGTTGAACCATAAAAATCCTTTAAAAAGAAAATTGAAACTATTTTTGAATTTAAAGTCTATCTCTATTGCATCTCCACCAGTTAATTGCTTAAAAATACTCATATCTTCTATTCTTTGATAGCTCATATCATTACAACCAGCTAATCTTTTTTGATATAACGATGCTGTTCCGTGTTTATCATTTACTTTTTTTAAATCTATGTTAGATACATTATTATAACCAACTAAGTATTCTGCTAATCTCTTTAATTGGGATTTCCCAGTATTTCCTTGTCCAACTAAAAATAGGGCTTTCTTCGTTCTGTACGCATAAACATTTGAAATAGCAACTCCTAAACATTGCATAAGTAATTCAAATGTTTCTATATCATCATCACAAAGTGTCATCATGTAATCAAAGAAAACTGGAGCATCTGCAGGTGCATTTTTTATATCTTCATATTTCGCTGGTATTTGTATTGTTGACAATATATCAGGTGTATGTGGTAATAATTCATTTGTTTTTATGTTATATAATCCATCTTGAAAATTAATAATATCTTCATTATTATTTAAATCTTCGTATTCTACAAAGTTCATTTCTGTTTTTAATTCATAAAGAACTTCGTTTATATCTTTAGAGTACCTTAATTGATACGGTATAAAACTTTTTATAAATCCTTTCATTTCATCATCTGAAATAAATTTATAATATCCATTTGTATAAACATAGATAAGAGGTTGCTCACTAGCAGCACTTTTAACAAAAACATATTTTAGGTTTTTTTTGATAAAATCTGCAAGTTCCATGGGAAGTACCTTATATTTTCTTGAAATTGAACCATCTCTTTTTCTAGTTTCATCACATTTTATCCATTTATTATTTGTTTCGTTGATAAAAAATTCTTTTTCATTAGCTTTTGCTATATATTCCATGGAAAAGCCCTCCTATTCTTTATTGAAATAATAATCTAATTGCTCCTGCATCTCTGGAGTGTTAAAGGCTGTTTTATTCTTCAAATTGATTAAGGACATTGCTAACATTTTTTTACATTTGCAACCATTAAATATTAAACTCAAAAATCTTTGAGTAACACCTAATATGTTTGCCATAGAAGCATAAGTTCTTCCATCTTTTAGTTCTTCTCTCTTGTCATCTTTTATAATATACATTTTACAATACCTCTCTTCCATTGTTTTGCATTTTATTTATTATATCTCTAATATCATCAAAAGTATGACCTCTATTTATATAAGCTACAAATATTCCAAGTAACCCAATTTCTAAATCTATTTCACTACCATAAATTTCTACGATTGCTTTATCGGAATATACATCTTGTTCAAAATGTATTATACAACTTTTATCTTTATATCTTCTTTTGGGTTTTTTATTTTTAGATTTTTTAAAAATCATATTCCTTTACCTCCATCTTTCAATTCTATTGTTTTTATTCCTTTGGTTTTATCTTTTAGCCTTTCTAACAATTCTAATATTACAATATTAGCATCTATCTCTCCTTCATGAACTAAGGTATCAATAATAAGACAAGCACCTATTAATAAATCTCTTTCATTTCCATATGTTTGTAAACTTGGTCCATCTCTATCTTCTCCTTTTACTAATTTAATATAGCATTTTACTTCATCTTCATTAATTTTTTCCTCTTGTTTTAATTCTTCTAAACTTTTCATATTATTCTCCTTTTATCTTTCTATTCTATAATGAACTATCATATCTTTAGATGGCAAAACTTCGCTTTTTTTTATTGGAATGAAATCAAGTTATGTATAATCTTTTTTTCATTATTTTTCCTCCTAATCACAAAGCCCATCATACATTGATGCTTTTTCTTCTATTTCATTAATATATTTTAAAAATGTATCACAAGCTTTACTATCTAAAGTAACTTTAGTTTTATTTTCTTTATCTATTGCTGCAATTCTAAATAATTCTTTTATGTTTTCAATATTTTTTATCATATCTTTACTCATTCTTCTGCTCCTTTCTCTAATAAATCTAATATTTTTCTTTTTATTTGAGCAACTACTTCACGTTTTCCAGCATTTTTATTAAATTCATCTCTTAACAGTATTGCATAATTATCTTCTATTCTGACATTATAGGCGTTTGCTTTTATTATGTTATATTCTTCAATACACTTTACTTCTAATTCTTCTATATAATCTATTAATTCTTTTCCCATATTACTATTCCTCGCTTTCTAGTAATTCTTGTAATCTCTTTTTTATATCTAAAGATTTCGTGTTCATTGCTCTTAATCTTACTATTTGATAATCATTTCTTCGGTCACTTGTATGAATGTTCGAATTATTTAATATTATTTCTTTGGTCTTTTTTATATCATAATCAATTCTGTCTATTTCTTCTTTTACTTTTGATTTTGGAATATATCTATTATAAATCTCTAATGCAATTTTCTTTGAATGCGATTTATAATTTAATTCTTCATTCTCTTTTTGTAGTTTTTTAATAATATTTAAAAGTATGTCCAATATATTTACATCAAATTCACATTCTATTCCCAAAGTTATTTTCATTAAACAATTTTTACTATATTCAATTGCTTTCTTTTCTTCCTCGTTCATTTATTCCTCTTTTCTAATAATTCTTCATTATACTTCATTTCCCCAGCAATCCCAACCTTCTACTTCTTGCCTTGCAAATAATTCTATTCTTGGTATGTCTCCACATATCTTTACTATATTTTTTCTCACTTCATCTGGCTTTCTGCTGTGTTCTCTTCTTTCACTGTGTATTACTGACAAAACATTTCTGACAAGCGGTTTTATTCTATGTTTTTTATCCTTAACACCAATCAAGCATATTTCTGTGTTCTGTCTTGTATAATATCCCATCCCCCAACTTGCTTTTCCATTTTTTGATAGTTTTACCCAATCAAACCCAAGTCCATAATACTTAAATCCCCACGCTTTTATGGTTTTCAATCCTTCTTCTAGTTTTGGGAATGTAACCCATAAAAACAATATTGATGTTTCATCACAGATTTTTGGAATTGGTAATTCCATTATTTCTTTAATATTCATTGTTGGATAATGAGCTTTAACAACTCTTTTCCCCGAACCGCTTTCTTTATATTCCCACGGTGGGTCTGCATAAATTATGTTATATTTTTTATTTGTGTTATATATATCTACTACCATATCTATTGCCTCTTTTCTAATAATTCTTGTAAGATATTAATATAGTTTACATATCTATTGTTATATATTGTATCCATTGGTTCATTCCAAACTTTTTGATTATATAATTTATCTATTTCATTTTTATATTCTTCTATCTTGTCTTTTACTATTTGTTTTGGAATAACATAATTACTACAATTCTCAAATAAATCTTTTTCTAATTCATTACAATATGTTATTCTTTTTCCTAATGCTTTTTTAAATTTATCTCTATCTTCTTTCAATTCTTCATTCTCTTTTTGTAGTTTTTCTATTAGATTTAATACTATAATCATATCCTTTTTAAAACAAATCATATTTGGATAATCTCTTGATTCATATTTGCAAATTACCGCTTTTTTGCTTAATTCCTCAATTGCTTTCTTTTCTTCCTCGTTCATTTTTATTCCTCACTTTCTAGCAATTTCTTACTAAAATATTTATGTATGTCTTGTTTTTCTAATTTGTCTCCTCTACACCAATCTCTTTCCATACCATTGCAATTATTTAATTCTGCATATATATTGTCAAAGCAGATTTCCCAACCATTTTCAACCATGTAATTTTCCATTAAGTCTACTTTTTTATTTAGCTGTTCATTCTCTTTTAATACTCTTTTATAATCTGATAAAATATGTTCTATTGCTTGGTCTAATTTAGGTCGACCTTGATTGTCATTCATTTTATGTGTCATTCCTGCATAACTTTCTAAAAGATGTATATCTCTTTTTATACTATTTTTCACTGCTCGTCCTCCATTTCTAATGTGTTTAGTAACATTTGTTTTAAATCATTTAAAACTGGTTTAATATTTTTATGCAACTCATCATTATAATACTTAAATTCTTCACTTTCTATCATATTTGAAAAGCTTGTACCAATATTTAAAATTGGCTCTTTCTCATCATTTATTGTAATATAACATTCTATTTTTAATATATTAACTCTATCTTCTCTACTATTTTCTTTCACTTAAAACCCTCTCATTTCTAATATTCTCTTTTTATTCTCGTATGAGTTCCATTCTGTTGCTCTTTTTATATTATCTTTTTTGTTATTTAATCTATCTGCTTCTCTTTGTGCTTCTTCTCTAGTTTCAAATAATTCTTGTGCTGTTACTTTTTTATTTTCTTCGCTAAATAATTCTTTACAATCCAAATAAAAATCTATGCTTGACCCAAATGCAAATCCACCACATCCGTATTATTCTAACTCTTCTAGCATAAAATATAAAATCTTCACAATCAATTATATAAAAATTGCTATTTCTGTTTTCTAATACATCTTTTTCTTTCACTTAAAACACCTCCTACATAGCAACCTGTGTTTTCTTTTTTTGTATCTTTTCCTGGATATAAAATACACTTGTTATTTATATTATTCATACAGTCTTTACATTTTATTAAATCTTCAAATAATTGCATTAAATCCACTCCTCTCCACACTTTTCACACTTATATACAATGTGGTCTATTTCCATATCTAAAAATTCAGCTTTCATTTTTCCACCACATTCAGGGCAATGTAAACTAAATATATCTTTAATTTTTTCTATTATTCTTTTTATTTTTTCTTTCATTATGTATTACTCCTCTCCAAATCATAAATTCTGTCTCTTTGCATACTTCTTAACATTGATGATAATATTACTTCTTTATCTGCTTTAAGTTCTTGTTTTTTTGATGGCTTTATACAATATAATTCTTTTAAACCATCAACTGGTTCAGCAAAATATTTTGTCCATTTATTACCGACTACATCAATTTGTTCTTCTTCTTTTTGTTCTATTCTATCTACTGCTACAAGAACTCCTATTCCTGTTGGTATTTCATTTTTTACTTCTTGATATAATTTATATGGCATTACAAAATAATTTTTATTTCCTATAAATGTTAATCTATTTTTACTATGAAAATCTTGTTTTGATTGTTTTATCTCATAGCAGTAAGTTTCTCTTTGACAGTTGTACATTATACAATCTACTATTTCTTTTCCATACCAGCCAATCGTACATTCAAAAACATAAAACTCATTTCTTTTATTAAAACGATTCGCTAATAATTGTTCTAGTCTTTTTGTAGTTTCTGTTTTCATATCTTATTTACTCCTTTACTCATATTCTAAATAACTTCCATATTGATTTTCATATATTAGTTTTGTTTTTTGGTCTGTTCCACACTTTTCACAAATTTCTACTCCTGTTGAATATCTTTCTACTCTATTTCTTCCACAATTTATACACTCTTTTCCTGTATATCCTAAATAATCTCCTATTATTTTGTAATAATTATCCTTTCTTTTTAATTCATCATCCCACATTTTTTCAAAACTTGTCATATTTACTCCTTTACTACTAAATCTGCTTTGCTTAAATCGTAAGTTAAATTATATGTTAAATTGCATAAATCTAATATTTCATATCTTCTGTTTCTAATATCTATACTTGCAAAATCGTGTTCTTTTTTTCTTAAAACTAATAAATGTGTATATTCATATTTTCTAAATCCAAACTTTTCAAGTTCTTTTAAATCTACATCATCTCTTATTTTTAACATATCTATTCTCCTCCTACTTTATAGCAATTAGCCATATAACTTTCTTTTGTTAGTATTGTTTTTATTTCATCATTCTCACAAGTATCGTCTGGTATTAAATGTGTTTCATCAACAAATATTAATTTTGGATAATCTGGAAATCCTTCAAACATAGCAATATGTTTTACTTCTCTTCCATTTACATAGTCTCCAACTTCTATTAAATCTATTAGTTGTTTGCTATGTTTTAATATATCCTTTATTATCACTGCATACCCTAAATTATCTAAAAACACTCTGTTACTTAATACTTTTATAACTTTTCCAATAACTCCATCTTTTGTTCTCACATATTCGTTTACTTCTATCATTGCTTTTCTCCCCTTTCGTTTATGATTTCTTTTAGATCAACTATTTCTATTGCTTGCTCTGTTAACTTTTTATCTTTATCTTGTAATTTCTTTGTTACTCCTGCAAATGTAAATATAAACATTACTAGAGCTGTTATTATTAATATTGTTACTGCTATTAAACACTTGTATAGTTTTTTATATTCTTCTTTCCAATTAATCAATTTAATTTTCCTCCTACTTAATTATTCTTAGTTCCAAATCTGGGTAAACTTTTTCAAATATCTTATGTTTTAATTTGAATACATCTGTCTGTATTCCTTTTACGTCTTCTACTATTTTTTTACCGTTTTCTATGTACTTAAAGTCCGCTACATATTCTATCTTTCTGTAAGTTTTACCGTTTTTCTTAAATTTATCTTGTAATAAAAATCTTGGTTGTAGTTCTAAGTTGCTTATTTCTCCTACTCTTTCTAACAGTCTTAATTCTTTATATCTATTTCCTTCTTTCTTGCTGTCAAATTCTTCTCCGTCTACTATTACTTTTTTATTTCTGTATTTGTTCACTTTTCTTTAGCTCCTTTTCTATGTAATTTTCACATCTCCAAACTCCGTTTGAAGTTCTCTGATTCAAGTCTGTTACAGCCTATACATTTTACACACTTTCCGTTCTAATTGTGGATAATTATATTTCATAGGCTAGTCCTCTGGCATTATATAGACTGCATTTTCTTGTCCTATTTCTTCACATCTATTAAATTTATACATATCTATTATTTCTTGTAATACTTCTTTTGCTCTTTCTTCTGTTTTATATGTTGCTATTTCTTCTCCTTTGGGTATAAAAATATCATCGCCTACCAATATTTTTTTTCCACTCGCTGTAATTTCTGTTATTCTTTCAAAGTTTATTATTTTTGTTCTCTCTTGATTTACTATTATCATCTTTTATTCCTCCTTTATTTTAATTGTTTTCTTATACTTTCTTTGTTTATTTTTAAAGCTTCATTCATTGTTTAGTCCTCTTAGCTTTCTCCCACACATTGGGCAATATTTATTTGGAATTTGTATATATTGAAGTCCTGTTTTATTTATTATTTCATGCTCTAATTGTTCAACTTCTGTTAATGGTGCTAATATTGGTTTACTATATCTTTCTACTTGCACATAAATTTTAGCATTACAAAATTCACACATCTTTATTTTCCCTTTCTAAAAATTGTTTAAATTCAATATATTCTTTACAGTTACAACAATCATTATTACAATATACATATTCTGGACAACAAATAGGACAAATTGTATAGCCCATTTCATCTGCTAATTCATCTCTCCAATTCATTTTGCATTTCCTCCTATTTTAACAAAATATATCCTATTACCTCATTTATTGTAGCATCTATGCTATTACAATAATAACCTATTTTTTGCCCATTTTCCTAATATTTTTTGCAAACTATCTTTTCTATATTGATACATTTGTTTTACGAAATATCTATCTTGCCCTTTTAGTCCTTTTAACTCTTGTTTTTCTTTTTTATCTAATTTTTTTAGTTCTTCTTCTATTAAAGATATTGGAATATATTTTTTAAATATTTCAACTTTTATATTATTTATTTCATTATTTATTTCTGCTGCTGCTTTAGTTTCTAAATAACGATTTCTATCTATTATATTCTCTATTGCCTCATATATTCTGTTTGTATCTTCAAAATCAGGATTATGCAAATCTCCAAATGTTTTATATTCTTTAATCATTGCTTCTATTAATTTTGTATCTTCTTCCATATTACTCATTCTCCTGCTCCTTTCTCTAATATTTTTTTGCTATAACATATAATTTTTTACTAAATTTTAATTTGTTTATTCTTTTTTCCATAAAATATGGACTTGTAAAACTTTCTATCCATATCTTCCCTGTTTCTTTATTTAATATCTTTATATTCATCTAAATTGTCCTCCATAAAAATTAAAAATTCTAATAGCTCTTTATCGTTGTTAAAATAAGCGTTGTTAAAATAAGCTAAACTTGTAACTATCTCAATTTTGTCAGTTAAAGTGTATTCATTCCACTTATAATGCTCATGAATTAACTCTCTTAGCTTTTCTGTTTTTATTGTTACATGATGAGTCGTAATATTTTTATCTTGTTCTCTTTTTTCTTCGCAGCTATTACATATTACATATTCATTATTAGATAATGACCTTCCACATTCACGACAATGCGTAACTCCACCTAATGCTAATCCCATTTTTATTCCCCTTTCCTTTTTTAAGATAATCACATTGTATATATATTTTTAGGAAATGTCAATACATTTTTTAGAATATTTTTATGCTTTTATGTAAATAAGTTCTGCTTTGCCTTGTTTTATCACACTTTTTTGTCTTTAATTTTATGAAATTTTTTTATTTTTTTTTCATTTTTTTGAAAAGTAAAATTTAACCAAGTGTCAGTTTTTACAAATTGGAATATTTTGTAAAATTTACTTTGGTTTCTTGCAGTTTATTTTCATCAGGGCAATCACTTGCCCTTTACCCTAATGTAAAAAATTTACAAATGCTCGTAGCCGTTGAAACTCTAAGGAAATATTTTTTGGGGCAACAGGGCAATTTTACCCCCCTATATTAATATATATATATTATATTTTAATTTACATAATTTCTTTATATACTATATATTATATTTTAAAAGAAAGTTACCCTTTTACCCTAAAAGCTGAAAAAGTATTGAAATATAGCAACTTTCGAATAGGGAAATTTTCGGGGCATTGGGGCAAAGTGTATTTTGGTGTGCCCTAACCCTACTCCCCTCCATTTTTTTATCTCTTTTTTAACCCTACTCCCCCTCTGACTTTTTTTCCTTTTTTTATACCAGTACCCCCATCTTACTAGACTTTTTACTTCTTCTTTGATATAATTTGTTTAAAGAGGTGTTATTTTATGGAAAAAATGGGTAGAAGAAATATTGGTGCTATGCAAAATAGAGATAATGTTCCTAAAGATGATGTTAAAAAAGCTCTTGGATTTTCTATGAAGGTTGCTAAACTTTGTCCTGATAGGGTTCAATCTCCAGAAGAACTTGCTGATAGATTTGATGTTCTTTTTGAAATGGCTTATCAAGAAGGTGTTTTGCCTAGATACGAACACTTGGTCTTGGTCTCTGGACTTCCTAAATCTACTTTCTTTGATTATGGTAATGAAAATTATCAACATAGTCCAAATCCTAAATTTTCGGTTGTCATAAAAAAAGCAAAGTCTTTAATCTCCGCTTCCGAGGCTAATTTAGCAGCAACTGGGAAGATACCAGCACCAGTTTATATATTTCGTGAAAAGAACTATGGAGGGCTTAGAGATGTGCAAGAAATTCAGGCAACTAATACTTACAACACAGACCCTAAAGACCCAGAAGAAGTTGTTGCTGCACTTCCAGATGTAGATGAGAAAGACTTTATCGAAATAAAAGATGAGTAATTCTTTAATTGGGCTAGAGACTTTCGACTTTGGAAGGCTAACGACTTTGAAAGGTTTTACGACTTTGGCGAGCTAGAGACTTTCGACTTTCAGGGTATTTTTGTCAAGGAAAAAGTGTAGATATCTAAGAAAAATATGTATAAATCCAATTAAAAAGAAGCGGATAGATTTTTTCCGCTTCTTCCGAATTATGTAAATTACGCAAAATACTAATTTTGTGCAATGTTTACGGCATTTTTTAGGATTTTCTTGTAAAAAATAAAGGATATTAGTAAATTAATATACACTAAAACGCACTAAAATCAATTTTAAAACACTTTTATTTTTTAGCAATATAAAAACATTAATAAAAAAATAAAATGTCTTATTTTGTGTATTTGATTTACATAAAATAATAAAACATAATAAAAAAAGAAGCTTTTTAGCTTCTTTATTTCATTAGCTTTACGCAACCGAATTATTATAAATAATATTAAAAGAATTGGTAACATTAATATTATAACAGGAATGAAAAGCAATGTCAATATAACACCGCCCCAATTAAAAGCAAATTTGTTTTTTGTTTCCGCTTCTGGGCTTGTTTTTAGGTTGTATAGTTCTTGTTGTTTTTGTTCTTGATGTGATTTTTTTAATATTGCGTTATATTTCTTGTCAAAATGTTGTTCAAGTTCTTTTTTGCTGGGGATTGTTTCAAATCCGTTTTTGTCAATTTGTTTTATTGTGTCAAAATATTGTCCCAGAATTTCTTTTTTCCTGTCTCTGTTGTAAAATTCAAATATATATTCACTACCAAATTCTTTGAAATATTGGTCAAATTCCGTTTTTAGATGTAGTTCCAATTCGTTTTTATATCTTTTTAAGTTCTCTTTTTGTTCTTGCTGCTTTTTCTTTTCTTTTCTCTCTTCTAATCGTTCAAGTTGTTCAAGTTTCTTTTGCTTTTGCAATTCTTTTGATATTTCATCAACACTTCTAATCAATCCCATTTTTATTCCCTTCTTTTCAATCAAAGCGGCATTTTGCCGCTTGTTTTTATTTTTTTATACTCCATGCATTTATATTATTACAAATATAATTTTTTTGTAAATGATTTATAAGTAATTCGCAAGTTGTCGCAATGTCAATCTCTAAACCGTTTATGTCATCATCTAACCAATTTAAAATATTCTCATCGTTCCAAAATTCTTGATTTTCTAATTCTTCCAATAAATTAACTAATTTTATTATTTTTTCTTTATTCATTTTTACCACCTCTTAAACTTTTCTTTTTTATTTTATTGTTGTAATACAATTGTTTAAAATCCAAATACTTAAATTCATGAATTGACATTCTAAAATTATAAATAATAATATACAATTGATTTTTTGTAATATTTTTTTTATTTTCTTTTCTGTTTTTCTTTTCATTTGTTCCGCTTCCCTTCTATTCTTCTTCGTTTTCTTCGTTTTCTTCGTATTCTTTTATTTTCTCTTTTAGTTCGTCGCTTATATATAAATTGTCGTATAAGTCTATTAATCTTTCTGTTATTTCTTCAATATTATTTTTCAATTCTTCTTCTAGTTCATAACTTCCACAGCTTTCTAAATTCCCATAAGCATTTATTTTTACATATTCATCAGTATAATTATAATCGCCATAACACACAGCCCTTACAGCCTCTAAAGTATTGCTATAATAAATATCGAAAAATTCCTCGTCGTTTTCTTGATAGTCTAACCAATCTAAAGAACCATCATAGCTATTAATATCTCTAACAAGTTCCAATAAATCCTCATTTTCTAATATATAATTTTTTAATTCCTCCATTTTCTTCACCTTTTAAACCTTTCTTTTTTTATTTTTTATTAGAGAATTGCAAGGGCTTTTCTACTTTTCCAATAACACCATTTTACTTGCTTTTTTTCTCTTCTCTTTTATTATCTATATTATACACTAAACTACACTAAAAGTCAAGGTTTTTTATATTTTTTTTTATTTTTTTTATATTTTTTTATATGTGCATACTATATAAATTTAGTATAGTATTATATAGAAAAATAGTAGTATATATATTAATAGTGTATATTATATAAAACCGCTTATTGTGATGTGTTTCACATCAACACAATTATTATTTTATATTTATATATAACAATAAAATAATACAATCATATTATTGCAATGTATTATATAATCATTATTATATATATGTGTGTGTGCTGCATGATACATCAACACAATTAAATCATAATAAAATTATTTTATATATATCTTATTGCTTAACCTTATATTTTTACTTTTGTTATTTTTTATTTTTGGAGCTGATACAAACAAAAATATAATTTGTTTTATTTTTAAAAAAATATTTGTTTTAATTGAAAAAAACACACCCGCAAAGGTTTTATTTTGTACCCACTCCGCCCCCTATATCCCATCAAGCCCCCACGGTCGCAAGTCATGCCCAAGTTGCTGTAAACAAATCTAATCACCCCCTATTGACATTAGAAACCCAATATGATAAAATAAAACAAAAAGGAGAATTTAAAAATGAATAATAAAGATTTCATAGGTAAGAAATTTAATAATTGGGAAGTAATAGATTGGGTAATAGGAGAGAGAAAAGAAGTAGAATGGATATGTAGATGCAAATGCGGAAATATAAAGCAGCAAAAAGTAGATAATATAAAAAATGGAAGAAGTAAAATGTGTAAGGAATGTGCTAATAAAAAAAGAAAACAGGAGAAGAAAGAGAAGGAAGAAAAAATATTGAAAATAAGATTTAATAAACATCTTAATTGGACAGAAGAAAACACATTTATAGGAACATATAATGAATTTTTAGAAGAATGTAAAAGAAGAAAAGAAAAGCAACAAAAGGAGAAGAAAGCAAAAGAAAAAGAAGAGATAGATAAAGAGTTAGGTAAAAAGTATGGGAGATTGAAAGTAATAGAAATAATAAAGCCCAAAAAAGGATTAACAAAATGGAGATGTAAATGTGATTGTGGAAATGAATATATAGGAATAGGAAAATATATAAAATATGGAAATATAAAGAGTTGTGGTTGTATAGCAAAAGAATTACAAGAAAATGCAATAGTTTATAAAAGGATATACAAAGTATTTAGAGGAATGATAGACAGGTGTTACAATCCTAATAATAAAAATTTTAAAAATTATGGAGGAAGAGGAATAACAATATGTGAAGAATGGAAAAAAAATCCAAGAGAATTTATAGAATGGGCATACGAAAATGGATATGATGAAAAAGCAAAAAAATGGGATTGCACAATAGAAAGGATAGATGTAAACGGAAATTACGAGCCAAGTAATTGTAAGTGGGCAGACATGAAGATGCAAGCAAAAAATAGAAGAAGAAGTGGAAGAATAGCGAAAAAATATAATATATATGGAAAAGAAATGACATCAAAAGAAATACAAGAAAAATATGGAATAAGTCAACAATTATTTAGTTATAGGGTAAAAAAAGGAATGAGTAATGAAGAAGCGGTAGAAACAGAAATCAAATTAGGGAAAAAGTATGACAAAAGATAAAATTTCAAAAATGGGTTGAAAACGGTATCAAAATATGATATAGTAAAAAAGAAGAAAGGAAAAGGTGGTAAAATGAAAGAAAGAGAAAGAAGAAGGCTAGATAAAGAAGAGAGAAAAATCTCGGAAGTAAAAAGGGCATTAGAACTAGTAAAAAGTAGGAACTTTAAGGAGTTAGAGAAAGAATTTGAGCCTGAAACAGAATGTGAAAAGTGTTATTTTTGTATGAAACCAAATGATTTAATAAAAGGAAAAGTGCCAAGAATGTGTTTAATTGGACCAAGAGCACTAGGAGAGAATATAAAAGGTTGTTATGGAGGTTGGAGAAAGAGATGATAGAGAGATATGGAGATAGATACGAATTGCAATGTGATTTTTGTAGCAATTTTGAAGGAGATTTTTTAGAATTTCAAGAAGCAGTAGATTTTAAGAAAGCGAATAACTGGAAGAGTGAAAAAGTAGGAGAACAATGGTTAGACAAATGTCCAGAATGTAGGAGGAAAAGCGAATGAAAATAAGATGTAAAAAATGTGGAAGAATAATAGATTTAAAAACAAGGACAATAATAGAATACTATTTAAAGGGAGGCATAGTAAAGTGTGTTAATTGTTTATATGACAACAAAAATATAAGAGAAGAGGAAGGAGAAGAAGATGAGCGATAATGATTTATATTTACAATATGTAGATGAAATAGTAGAACAACTTAATCAGAAAAAAGCCAAAACGAGAGATGATATTCAAGAATATTTTGATTATTTAAAGAACGATTATATGGAAAGATTAGAGAGTGCATTAGATGAAATATTTGAAGATTATTGTGAAGAAAATAATTTGCATTGGAGTGATGAAGATGAGTAAAGAAAGAGAAGAAACATTAAATGAAATAAAAGAAAAATACAAAATAGCATTATTTATGGTTATAAGAAACTCACAAGTAATGCCAGCAGGTATGAAATTAGGAAAAAGTAAGAAAGAGATAAACAAAAAAGCTTATGAAACAATGTGTGAAGTAATAAGTATGATTGATTATGATAATGCGAGAAAAGAATATGAAGAAGGAAAGGAATAGTAAAGATGAAATTCAAAGAAATGAGTAAGAGAGCGAAGTTCCATATAATATTTATGTTTATATGTGGAGTAATTGACATAATATTAAGTATTTTATCAAAAAATATATTGACCTTATTTGTTGGAATAATGTTTTTATTAGAAATTTTAGAAACATATACAAGGGAGGAAAAAGACAAAATAATAAATAAATATAATGATGTATGCAATAATCAAAATGACATGCTTAAATGGGCGATAAAAAAAATAGATGAATTAACAGCAATAAAAAAAGAACATGACAGAATAGAGAAAATGGTCAACAGTATAACAAAAGAGGATTTAGATTATGCAATCGAGCAAGCAAACAAAGAATATGTAGAGAAAAAAGAATTAAAGAAATATTTAGAAAAAGAGATAGAATTAGCAGAAATGAACATGGAAAAAGTAGAATACAAATCGGAAGCATACTGGAGTTATGAAGGAATGATAGCAGAATGCAAAGCAGCCATGGCAAGATTTGAAATAAATGAGGAGGAATAAAGAATGCAAGAATACATACATTATGGAAACAAAGAATTTAAAGAAGAATTATTTAGACGAATAAAAAACAGAGAAAATTTTGTAAAACCAAATGGAGGGCTATGGGCATCAAGAATAACAAAAGAAAGACCTTATGGAGATTGGAGAGAATGGGTAGATGCAGAGAATTTTTCGAATGAATTTGGGGAAAAATATGGAAGAGATAACTTTTTCAAATTCCAATTAAAGAAAGATGCAAATATATTAATAATAAAAAGAGCAGAAGAATTATTAGCATTGCCAAAGATAGGAGCTATATTTCCATTACCATTTGTAGTGTTAGATTTTGAAAAATTAGCAAAGGAATATGATGGAATAGAAGTATTAATGAGTGAAGAAGATAAATTAGATTTAGAAATAGGAAAAGGATTATATTGGGAATTATATGGCTGGGATTGTGATAGTTTATTAGTATTTAATAAAGATATAGTGGAGGTGTTAGAATAATGGCAAAGGTAGTAGAATATAGAGAAAATCCAAACATAACAGCAAGATACTTCTGTGGAAAATGTAATGAAGAAATAGAGAATTTTAAATATGAGGCAGTAAGCATAAAGAGATACAAATATTGTCCATATTGTGGAGAAAAAATAGATTGGGAAAAATAAAGGAGGATAAACATGGAAGAAAAAATGTCATTTTGGGAAAAAGATGTAAATGAAAGTATAAAAGAAGCAGGAAAAATGATTATAGATAAAGCAGACATGGTTTCTAGTGATTTAAAAGGTGTTCTAGGAATTGAAATAATAGTCAATATAGACCCTGCTGCAATTGCAGAATTAAAAATAAATAAAAAATATGGAGTATTTTTTTCATAGGAGGTAATATGGATAATTTATTAGTTTTAGAAAACAAAGATGGATTTAGAGCAAATTTAAATTCAGATATAGTAAAAGAAATTTATTTATCTTTAAAAAATAGATACAATGAAAACAAATATTCAAATGATGCAATGTGTGCAATAGCTTGTTTAGGTTTCACATTATTAAAAGATTTTGATTGTATTTTAGAAGAAGAAGCAACTAAAAAGCAAGATATTGAAAGAACTAAAAAAACAATAAAAAAGCTAGATTATTTTTTTGATAATATAAACAAAACAGACAAAGCATTTGAAGATTTAAAAAGACTAGATGGATTAATAGAATTTTATAATAACCATAATTGTAAAATTCATGTTTTTCCTATTAATGCTAATACAAAAACATTTTTAGGATTTTTAATGCAAATAAGGATAAAAATAAATTCAAGAAAACAATTCAAAGAATGTAATATAACTAAAGAAAGAATAGATATAAATAGTAACAATTTTTATGTTTCTGATATATCAATAAATTGTATATATGAGGGAGAGATAAAATTAACTTCATATGAAAAATATTCACAAAATGATATAGATTATTTATCAAAGAGAGGTGTAGATATATTTTATGGAAAATAAAAAAGGAGATGAAATTCATGATTTATTAAAACAAACAATAGCCAGAAAAGACATAGAAAGACAAATAGCAGATTTATTTTATAAACTATGTCCTCATGTTCCACCACAATTATTAGCAACAACAGTAATGCAAACATTGGATAATTTTAAAAACCTAGAAAAAATGTATATTGGTGGTAACAATAAAAGAGATTATAGAGATGATGCAGCAGATGCTTTAAGATATGCAGTAGAATGTAGGTTAAACCCAGAATTATTTAAATGTAGTTATCAACAATCTTTAATCCCTACTAATGAAAATCCAACAGAAATAGCAAAGAAAATAGAAGAAGAAATGAAAAGAAGTTTTGAAACTCATATTCCAAGAATAGATTAGGAGGAAAAATATGAAAGAAGTAGAAGAAAATCTTGAAGGATTAACAAAATCTGAATTAATAAAAAAAGTAAAAGAATTAACAGGAATAATCGAAAAGTCAAGTAATGATGTATGTACGATTTCAGAAGAAATAAAAAAAGTTAATGAAGAAAATGAAAGATATAAAAATCAATATGAAGATATGAAAAATCAAAAAGAAAAGGCAGAAAAAGATTATATATGTTTAGTAGAACAATTAAAACATACAAAAGGAAAAACAGATGAAATGAATAAAAGAATTCAAGAATTAGAAGCTGTTTTAACAAATTTTGAACAAAGAAATAAAAATAATCTTGAAAAATTATGCAAAGAAAATGAAGAATTAAAAAAAGAAATCATCAGAGTTAATGATGAGAAAAATATTTATGAAAGAGGAATAGTAAAATTAATTTACACACTTGGCAAAAAATAAAAAATAATATATAATAGTGTTGAAAAAAGGAGAGATAAAAATGGAAGAAAACCAAAGTGGACCTTATGGGGTACAAAAAATAAGAAAATTTGAATTTGTAGAAAGAGTTTCAAATATTGAAAACAAAAAACTACCTGAAAGAAGTACAGCTAAAAGTGCTGGATATGATTTTTACAATCCAGAAAAGATTGAAATTCCACCATACAAAATAGGAGATAATCCAACTTTAGTGCCAACAGGAATAAAAGCTTATATGAACGATAACGAGTTCTTGATGTTAGTAAATAGAAGTTCAAATCCTAAAAAGAAAAAATTAGTAATTCCAAATAGTGTAGGAATAATAGATGCTGATTATGTAGACAATCCTGATAATGAAGGAGAGATGATGTTTGCTTTTTATAATTTAAGCAATGAAACAGTAGTAATAGAAGCAGGAGAAAAATTAGGTCAAGGAATATTTATGCAATACAATACAGTAATGAATGATAATGCAAGTGGAGAAAGAATTGGAGGATTTGGAAGCACAGACATTCAAGAATAAATATAAGGAGGCTTTTCTATGGAAATAGGCACAATAGTAAAAGTTAATATACCTTATAAATTAGGAGAACGAAGAAAAGGAAAAGAAAAAAGATACAAAGAAGGAAAAATAGTTGCAATATATACTAATTTCGTATTAGTTGAATTTGAAACAAAATATGAAGAAAATTATAGAGAATGTTTTAAGATTAGTGAAATAATAATTTAGAGGTGGTATTTATGGATATTTTTTTTAGAACGGAAAAAGCATTAGTTAAAATGAAAGATAAAGTCGAAGTTGAAAGAGGTGGATATTTAACAACCTCATCTTTAAATGGACAAGAAAAATATCCAATAGTTCATTATGATAATGAAAAAAGAGCTCTTGAAATTTTAGATAAAATTGACAATATATTAGATAGAGCAATACAAGAAAATGCAAATACTATATCAATTGCCATTCCTTCTGATGAATGATGAATTACAGCCCAAAGGGGAGGAAATATGGGAAGAAAAATAAATAAAGAAAAAACAGGTTTAACAATTCGATTTAGTGTTAGATTGCCAAGAGAACAGCATCAATGGCTAAAAGAATTGAGCAATAAAAGCAAAGGAACTAAAAATTTTGTAAGCATGAATGATTATATTTCAAAAGCTTTAGAATTATTAAAAGAAGAAATGTAATAAAGGAGATATAATTATGTCTTATGAAATAGAAATAAAAAAAATAAAGCATCATTTGTCTTATGAAAAAGATTATTATCAAAAAGTAAAGCAATTAGATGCTTTAAGATTTTTTTATAAAGAAAATGAAAAAGATAAAGATAGAATAATATACAATTCAGAGAAAGATGAATTAGAATATTCTAATAGTATCAAAGTTGCAATACAAATAACGCAACTAGTACCTAAAGTATTAAAATTTGTTGATAATCCTAATCAAAAACAAGAAATTGTTACTATTATGAAAAACAATTATTATTATTTAGCAGGTTATTTATTTAGTTACTATGTTATAGCAATTGAGTTTGGAATTCCACCTGAAAAGCAATTTTTTGCACCAAGGACATCAGTCCTAGGTCCAATATCAAGAAAGTTAGATAAATTTTATTACAAGCCAAAAGCAGTAATGACAATATCAATGCCTCAAGGTACTGGAAAAACTGAACTTGGAAAAAGATTTATGTCTTTCTGTATTGGTAAAGCTCCTGACTTGCCAAATATGATGGTAAGTTATTCTGCAACAATTGCAAAGGATAAATTCTATCAAGGAGAAATAACATTAATTGAAGATGAAAATGGTAATTTTCAAAAGATTTTTCCTAACTTAAAGAATGTTTTAAAAAGTGCTGAAAATATGACATTAGATTACAGAGATGATGAAAAGAAAAAGCCACATTCAGAATATACATTATATTGTTGTGGATTTGATGGAGGTATAACAGGTAGAACTAGAGCTCATAATGTTCTTTATATAGATGACTTAATAAAAAATATTGAAGAGGCTAGAAACAAAGATGTACTTGATAAGAAGTGGGAAGAATTTACTGGAACTTTAAAAAAACGTATGCAAGGTAATTGCAAAATGCTTATAATTGGTACTATTTTTAGTATCAATGACCCATTATCAAGAATAATAAAATATTATAAAACTAGAGCACCAAAAAGGATAGAAGTAGTAAGAGTACCACGGATTAAATGAAAACAATCAAACTAATTTTAATTATAAATATGGATTTGCATTAACAACAGAAGCTTTGCTAGAAGATAAAGATTTAATGGACACAGTTAGTTTTGAATGTTTAATTCAACAAAATCCAATTGAAAGATTAGGAATAGTATTTAGTGAAGAAGAATTAACAAAATTTTTAGAAGAACCAGAATATGGATTGGAAAGAAGAATAGCAGCAGTCGATGTCGCTTGGGGTGGTGGAGATAGTTTATCAATGCCAATATGTTCTGAATACGATAATCATGATGTATATTTAACTGATGTCATATTTAGTCAAGCAAAAAAAGAAGAAACTATCCCATTAGTAGTAAATGCTATAATCCAATATCAAATAACAGCTTGTCACTTTGAAGCTAACAATGGTGGAGATATGTATGCAGAAAAAGTACAAGAAGAATTAAAGAAATATAATTATAGATGCAATATAACATGGTCTAAAGTTCCTACAACAAAATCTAAATTAGATAGAATTCTAGCTTGTCAAGGTGCTATAAAAGGAGTTCCAGAAAGTGATTATAGGTTATTAATAAAAGAAAGGAAGATAATAAGAAATCATAAAATGTATAATGACTTTTTAGATGAATTAACTAAATTTAATCAATCTGCTAATATGCAAGGAAAGCAACATGATGATGCTCCTGATAGTTTAGCAAACTTATTTACAAATATATTAGGTTGTGTAAGAGTTGGAAGAGCAAGAAGTTCAAAAAGCAGAGAAGATTTAGGAATATAATTGACAATTATAATAAAGATATGATATATATAATTTTGAAAAAATCTAACCATAATAAATCCGTTTGAAACATAATTTTAAAAATTATGTTTCTTTTTATTGACTTTTTTTTTGAGTTTTAATATACTAAATGTGAGGTATTAAAATGAAAACAAATGTCAATTGTCCAATTTGCGGTAAAACATTATGCAAACTAGAAGAAAAAGGCAAACTTGAAAATGTATATCTTTACTGCAAAAGATGTAGAAAAGAAATATTTTTAAAAGAAGTGCCTGTGAGCCGTAAATAAAAATTAAGCCAGAGAGCTATAACTTATTAAAGTTATAGCTTTTTTTGTTGATAGGAAGTGATTTTGTGATTGGCGAAATGTCAGGTAATATTGGTAAAGGTCGAAGAAGAATTTTCGATGATAGAGAAATAAATAAAGATACAATAATTCAAATATTATTTGATGCTTTAAATATTCATAGATTGAATGTTATTGATATGAAATATTTAATTAATTATTATAAAGGGCAACAAGATGTATTAAAAAGAGCAGCACCTTCTACCAGCGAAATAAATAATAGAGTTGTATTGAATTATGCACATTCTAGCGTAAGAGATATAGTTGGATATACATTTGGAAAACCAATTCAAATAATTCCAAGAAAAGCAAAATATAGAAAAGACATAAAAGAATTAGCAGATATTTTTGAATATGAAAACTCTAGCACAGTTGATAATGAAACTGCAACTTTTGCAGCAATATGTGGATTAAGCTATCTTTGCACATTGCCATCAAAAGAACTATCTAGCGATTATATGCCAGATGTTCCAATATCAATAAATAATTTAGATGTTTTATCAACTTTTGTAATTCAATCATCTAAAATAGGAAATCCAGTAAGATTATCATGTACTTTTTGGACAGATAAGAAATATACATATTTTACTGCTTTTACAGATACACAAATATTCTATATAAAATCGCAAGGTAATGGAACATTAAGCGGAACTAGAAACGAAGTTAGAGAAGATATCAACTTAATTGGACTAAACCCAATTCAAATGGTTCAGAACAACAATTTCTTAATGGGAGATTTTGAAGTAGCGATAAGTGTATTGAATGCTTTAAACCAAATTGCTTCTGATAGTGTAAATGATGTAGAAA